GTTACGGCATCATTAGGTGCAACATTAACAAATAAAGATTTTACAGAAGCATTTACAGCTGCAAATGGGGCAGGAGGCTTCCCAGTAAGATTAGGTGCTTATGCCTCACCAGTGGCATTAACCATGTCGCTGAATAACAATGTTTCTGCGGACGCTGGAGCTTTTACAAACTATCCAGCAAAAGCGTTTAATGTTCCAACTAACGGCGCAGGAGCATATATTTTAGAAGTAAACGGCACTCAAATTACTCCATCTGGTTCTACATCAGACACTAATTCTGCTGTTAGCCAAACATTCTTGCTATCCGCAGCGAATACAGCATCATTTATTGGTTCTGGTCAAGGTTTTGATCTATTTCGGCACAGAACCGCTACAGTTGGTATACCAACAAGTTTATGGCGCAATGGTCATAACTACGCAAAAGTTACACATGTTTCTTCGCTTGGAACGCATGTAACAAACTTTATTGACTGGGTTTATGATCCATCCGCCGCAGCTGGAACAAATAATTATGGCTTTACCTCCCCGACTTCAGCATCTTTCGTCGTAAGCGGAGCAAAGTATCTTTCTGGTGTCAAGTACTATACAAGCGTAGCATACAACTTTACTACAAATGTAAGTAACTTCTATAGAAATATTTATCCGGTAGCTGGTGGGTTATCTTTTAGCGGTTTGACCGCAGGATTGAGCGCTGGAAGCGTTTCTATCCCAACGCCAACAACAAATCTTGATGATATTGCAGTAAGTGTAGGTCATACATTTAATGGATCATATAGATTACTCGGAGCATCTCTCGCTTCAACGCTAAATTCAGCAAATGGTCTCGGCAAAACAGGTGCAACAACTTTAACAACAAATACAATTCTTTACGATAATGTGAACACTGCTAATACAACAGCAGCTGAATACTTCTGTTTAGAAAATTATCGTGCTGAATCTGGCAGTTATGCAATCCAAGCGGACGCATCTAATGCAATAGGAGCCTTCCCAAGCGGATCATCATTAGCTGCTGGCGAATTAGCGGTTTACAACGGCGCAATGCGTTACCCAACAAAAATTTTAAATAATGGCGATATAGACGGCTCTGGTGTTGTACATATGATTGCAGGACAACCAGATTATTCTGCTGAAAGTGGCAATAAAACCTATCACCGCGTATTCCGTAATGGTAGCAGCGCAATTGCAGTATTTACCTTAACAATAAATGGCGGTAGCGGAATCAACGTAACAACCCACGAAGGAACGTTGAATACCAATAATATAAAAGCTTGGATTAAAATTCCCGGCAAAACAGGATGGCGTGATATAGCAACAGGAACGCCTGCGCCCGGTTATTCCGCCACTGCGGATAATTTAGGAGCTTTGCAAGGTTCTAAAGTTACAACTTCAACCTCTTCAACCCATACAATTAACTTATTAACTGAAGGTTTAGCTGTTAATGAATATTTTGTATTAAGAATAGAAGCTTCTGATACTTGGACTAATAATATAAGCTCTATAACCATAACAGGACTCTAATAAATGGCTTTAACAGAGAAAAACCAGTTATTAATAGCATTTAAAAAACTTTATGGTAAGAGCCATACAAGCGCTAAATTTGGTATTTTTAACGAAAGTATAGGATCTTCCGTACAGCTTGGTTCAAGCACTATTTTTGGGAATAACATACCGTCAGTCCCAAGTTCCTCATTTTATAGCATAACAGAAGGCACGGTAGAAAAAATACAATTTACTTTAGAGCCAATTGCGCTTTCTACTTATGCAAGCACATTAGGTTCCATCGCTGGTACTACAATAGACGATGAAGGCAATACGGCAGTAAACGGAGTTCATGCTTATAAATTAGTTCTACCAAGTGATTATGTAAGTAATTCGTCTAATGCTAAAAAGGGAACTGGAGCATTTTTAAATTCTGCTGTTCTTTCTGACTCAAATGGTGCTCTGCAATTAGTTCCTCCATCTTTTGGGGATCTTTATAGCGCACAAATAAGCAGTTCTTCTGGGATTATTGGCGGTCTTGACGACGAGGATTATTATTTAGATTATTATTCTGGTATTTTATTTATACAGGATATTGGTAGAACACCAACAGCGGTCACTGCGTATGCATACGTAGGTGATTTTGTTAGCGATTTGCTAACAGATATAACCTCTGATTATATTACAGAAGTAGTTGCTGGAACAAATTTAACTGGCGGTGGCTCAAGCGGTTCGGTAACAGTAAGTTTAGCTGATAATATTTCATTAACTTCCGTAACGGCTTCGTTATATGGTACTGCATCCCACGCAATAACAGCTTCATACGCTGAAAGCACCACTTTTGATCCTACACAAATTATTCATGCTTACAAGCGCTTAAGATATCAAGAGATTGGGTATTTTGATGCATCTGGTAGTGCATTAATACAGTTGCCGACTGGTGCCTACGGGGGTTCGGCATTTCCAACAGCTTCTTTAGATTATGTAAATGTAAGCGTTTTTGTAAAAGATGGCACTTTGTGGACAAATGATATCTTGGCAGTTAGTGTTTATGAGTCATCAAGCTATATTTATGTTTCTCTTGAAGCGCCAGAATTGACTGATACCGATCAATACAAATTATTAGCCATAAATGAAGATCCAACATATTATACTATTTAATTCTGCATGTGAAATGGTATAATATTTTAACTTACTTTGCAAAATAGGTAGCTCAAAACTATTTATTTACATATCTACTTTTGCTTGGAGTTTTAGATATTTATGGAAATTAAACCAGTTAGAGTATTATCGGATTTAGAAGCCACACAGGACGTTGTAGTTAGCGGTTCGCTAATCATAACAACCACCGCTTCTTTCGATACTATACCTGTTGTAACTGGTGCGAACGGCAGTTATGATGTAGATTATGCTTTACACCAAGTAAACGATTCAGTTTACCAAACAAATGCAAATATAGCAAATGCGATTGCCGGATTTGCGGATGAGTACAATAAAAATAGGTACACATTCACTGGTTCGCTTGATGCAAGCGGCTTAAAAGAGATTAATCTAACAACATCTATTATATCTGGTTCTGTTAACTTTGCAAGCGGTAATTTATTTGATATAGCAATTGATTTCCTGCTGGATACAAACGGTGATGGAAAATATAGAAACGATTTAACATCATATCAGATATTTGCCTCTGGTAGTGATTTGCTTATCGCGATTGACGCCCCAGCATCACCTAACTGCAATTACAGATTGTCTGTTCAGAATCAAAGATCGCTGTCGCCTGTATCTGGCAGCAATGGCGTTCTTATAATTGCAGGTCCGCAGGGACCGCAAGGCACGGCTGGAGTAGCTGGCGCTAACGGTACAAATGGAGCTAACGGTAAAACATTTATAACCGTCGCCAGTAATCTTTCAACAAATAATATAATCGATACCATAGCTTCTAATTTTCCTTTAAGCCCATCGCAAGCACCAACTGGTTTTTATTTAGACGTAACTGGCTTTACGCAAAACACTTCCTATCCTATGGTTGTAAAGCTTTATGATTTAGCGTCGAATACAGTTATTGATTCGGATTCTATTAGCTCCACAAGTCCTAATACAATAAGATTAAATGGGTCAATACCAAATGTATCTAACAAACAATACGAATTAAGATACTATTCTTCTGGTTCCTCAAGCAACTATGTATATTTGCAAACTGCAATAATAGAAATTTTATAATTTTGGAGAAATAAAATGAGTTTAGAATTAAATTGGTCATGCTCTGGTAGCGTTTCTGGCGAGATGGTGAACGTCGTGAACCCACGCGCCTCTACCTCTGCTGACGCAGTTAATGGTCCAGCATGGAATTTGTGGTGGATGAAGGAACGTATGAAAGAAGTCGGTTGGACTGTTGTTAGTTCATCAGATTCACAAAGCACAGGCTCCAGTGATTTGTGGGGTAGCACATTTGATGCTACATTAAGAAGTAGCAAAAATAGCAAAGTCTTTTATCATGCTACTGGCGCTCCCCATTCATGGATAGTTCTTCAAGCCCCATCTGGTTCTGCTTCGGATTATTATTTTATTATTGATTATACGTCAGCTGATGTTATTTCTAATAAAGCGCAATTTACGGTCACCAAAGGTCCAATTGGTGGCGGTACAACGTCTACACGACCAACTGGTTCTGCGGATTTCGGCATTAACTCAAACGCAAATGCTGGTGCGCCAACACTGATTATTTTTGATAATTATACAAGCACAACAGCCCAACACAGAGTTAATTTTCAATATACAAGCGATGGGGCTTTTATGTTTTCTGAAGTACAAGTTGGTAAAGGAAAATTTACAAACTTTTTATCATTCCTGCCATTACAAAATACTCATGCGGCGGATCAATTTAAGTGGGTGTTAGTAGGATTAGACATTTATGCTGGTGCTGATGGCGGAAGTGCTTTTTACAATTTTGGTATTACTGGTCAGCCACTTTACACAGAAGGGTCTAACGCTATTTCAGGACGATCACATGATGGCGCAACCGCGCTTAATTTAGCTGGTGCCATTCCAGCCGTAATCCCAGAAGGCGGCTCAATAGGCACTGGTATTTTATTTAATAGCGTTTTAACAGCACCAAACGCCTCTGATGCTACATATAGTGATTTTCCAATAACGGTTGTCAACGTCGCAAATGGTCCAGTTGAATTAAAAGGCAGACTACCAGACATTACTTGGACAAGCGTTTCCATTCCAAACGGAGCAGTAACGCCTGTTAAATCCGTTGCTGCTGACACTTACGAAAGAACAAAGTATTTAATGATGTGGTTGCCTTGGACATCAGTAGACGCTCCAATTCTATAGGATAAAGTATGTCAGCTACAGAAATTACAACATTTAATGATTTAAGCATTTCTACCAATAATAGAAATTTTATTATTGAATCGCTAAATGATAACTCTGTAGCAACAATAAATTTTTCTAATAAAACATATTCTTTGGAAGAAGATAAATTTTTATTAGATAGTAAAGAGTTTGCGAATCATAACTATAGATTAGAAAGCAAATTTTTTGCTACTATGCAATTTAGTGCCCCAGCTGCGAATAATCTACGATATAATATGCGTGCAAGAAAAGTTTCTGATAATACTTTTATTTATTGGAGAACAACAGCAGTAGATTCAAGCGGCGCAGAGAGTGGGTTTAATGTTAATGAAATTTATGATATCTGTGTGTTAGGCTATAACTAAAAGGGAATAAAATGGCAAGAAAAATAAAAATACTAACCGATGTTGACGGAAAGCAAGATTTAGCAGTTAGCGGAGCATTAACTGTAAAGGCTGATTCTACTTTCGTTATTCCTTCTATTTCAACATCGTCTGATGGTTTTTATTCCTTAAACAATGCTATACACAAGATAGATCAATCCTTACAAGAAGTTAACGCAAGAGTTGTTAGCTCTGTAGGAAACGTCCTTGGGCAATATAACGCAAGCCGTTACGTCTTTAGCGGCTACTTTAGTGAATCTGGTTCAGCTACTATAAATTTAACAAGAGGTTCACCATCAGGTTCTGTGTATTTTACAGAAAGCGAGATTGGTAATTTATCAGTAAATATCTTAACCGATTTTGATGGCGATGGTATTTTTACTAATAATCTTGTCCCATTTCAATTACGCCCAGCAAGCGGAGATTTATTTTTAGATATTAGTGCGCCAAGCGCTCCATATGTAATGTATAAGGCGACTGTTACAAACGATTCAGCGATTGTAGACATCCCAGCTCAAAATGATGTTTATTTAGTTCAAAACTCTGGGTCTTCCACCGTTGACGCGCAGACAGTTCTTTTAGATTCGACAAAGCTTTATAATAAAAATATTAGAAATTTTTATGTTTCCCCAACTGGCTCCGATGATAACGATGGACTTACTTTAACAAGCTCATTTGCCACAATTCAAAAAGCAGTAGACTCTATCCCTACCTATAATAACGCAGCAGCAACAAGAGTGCAGTATCATACTATTGTAAATATTGCAAGCGGGACGTACAACGAAAAAATAAATATTTTAAATAAAGGATATTCTGGTAATGACAGCAACCTTTTAGTTTTATTTAAAGGAGCGACACAAGCAGTTTACGAGAATCTATCGCCTATTTCGCAAACTTCAACAGATGCTGATTCTGGGGATACAAACGGTTTCAGATCTCTTTTGCTAAATTTTTCAAGCCCACCAGCTAATAATTCACTTAAAGGTTTCTATATCAACAGAAGAACAAATCCTTTTACTTCTGATATATTAATAACTGGTAATTCGGGCAGCACAATACATACAAATAATACAACCTACTCGTCTTATTTTGGTTATAGCGACTATTATATTATCAGGAACGTCAGCACAGTAAACGGCTACTTTAGATCTGCTGGTAATCAAGGTGTTATAAGTTTTAAGAATATTAATTTAAATGTACCATTAAATGATGGCGGTGGCACTGACACTTACTTCTTTTCTTCTGTTTATCATCCAGTAGGCGTTGTTGATGAAAACAATTCGGGTCAAATAGCTGGCACTGGTCTACAGGCAAGGTACGGCTCATATTCTAACGATGAGATCCGTATATCTTCCTGTAACATAATTAATCTTGTTCAACCAACTGGTAGTTCTGCTGCGAGATTAGTTTTAGGTCCAAAAACATATTTAGCGTATGTTTATTTTTCAAGCTTGTATCCGAGTGCTTCTATTTATTCTTCATATAGTCAAGTAGATTCATTTAATGCAGTAGCATGCTATTTTGAAAATATTGGTTTAAATTTTACAAGCGTACCTCTTATAGATCTACGTAGCTCTTTTACAAACAATTGTTCCTTGACTTTTACATCTTGCGACAGCGTAACGCTACCAAGAAAAATGATAAGCAATAAAGCATCAGGCGATAGAGTTTCACTATATAGTTCAGTGGTTGGGTCGAATCCAAACGATTCAGTTTACTATAAAAGCATTGGTTTCGATGGCTACAATCAGTCATTTTTAAATTTAGTTTCACCAATGACAGCACATGGACCATTTTTTAGATTTATAAATGCGACAAATAATACCTTCATAGAATTTGGAGCGGTTAGTTCGACTTCTTCTCTATCTGGCACAAGCAATTCCGATTATCTAATGTTGTTAAATGGTAAATGTAACCTAAATATTAACTCTGTATTAGATTTAAGAAATGTTTATAGCGCAATTACAACGCCTTTTATTGCTTCTTTTAAAAGCGACATTAGAATATCTTACTATAATCCTTTATTCGCTGCTTCTGGTAGCGCAAATTACAGATCAAATGGTGATTTTCGAGCAGATGACAAAAATTATTTTTATTCTGAATTGCCTATTATTACTGCTGAAACAACAAAAGTAGATAATCGTTTAAATATAGCAAATACTAAAATGGATTATCAATATCCAATTGAAACAAACAAAAATATTACTTTAACTGGGTCTGCACAATTGATAAGCTCTTTGGTAAAATTAACTCCATATACAACGTTACCCGCTGGTTCGTTAGGGTTAATGGCTGTAAGCGGCACAACGTTGTATTTCCATAATGGTACAAGCTGGACAGCTATAACATAAAGGCTTTTTATGATATTAGGATTAGATATAAGTACATCAATAACTGGGTTCACTGTTCTTACAGAAGATGGTCATATTTTACATAATGAAATGATTGATCTAAGAAAATTAGATTCAATGTTCAAAAAAGCCCAGACTGTAAAGGAACGCTTAATAGAGATAAAAAATTTATATAACATTAAAGACGTTTATATTGAGCAATCCCTTAACGCATTTCGACCAGGTTTAAGTAGCGCACAAGTCATCTTGACGCTCGGTAAATTTAATGGTATAGTTAGTTGGATATGTTGCGAAATTTTTAAAAAAGAGCCTGAATACATCGGAGCGTCTTCTGCCCGTAAAAAACTTGATATTAAAGTTGAAAAAGGCGAAAATGCAAAAGAAGTGGTACTGAAGAAAATTTTAGAGCTTGAACCCAAATTTAAAGTAGAGTATACTGCTCATGGTAATCCAAAGCCCGGTACATATGACCGTGCAGATAGTTATGTGATTGCAAAGGCTGGCTATATTCTATGTCAGAAACAAAAAAGTTAAATATCTTAAAAGAAATATTAGGCGATTACAATCGCGTTGGGAATGAGCATCTTTTCTTTTGTCCAAAGTGTAAACACCATAAGAAAAAACTTAGCATCAATCTATCAAAAGATAAGTTTAAATGTTGGGTATGTGATTGGAATGGCTCTACTATCCGCAGAATTGTCATTCGCTATGGCAGTTTTAGCCATAATCGCAATTGGAATGAACTTCACGGAATTGTTGAAATATCAGATTACGATAAAATTTTCGATGCACCAGATACAACAGAAGAAAAAACAATACTTCCAGAACTTCCACCAGAGTTTCAAACGCTTTGTAATCGGGATCAATCGCTAACTTCGCTACCAGTGCGTAGATATTTGCGTGAACGTGGTATTTCGCAGCAAGATATCATGTTTTGGAAGATGGGATATGCAGTTTCTGGAGAATATGAAAATCGCGTCATCATTCCATCCTTCAATAATGAAGGCAAAATCAATTATTACGTCGGCAGACGTTATGACGGCGGCGGCTGGTCGAAGTATAAAAACCCCGATGTAAGCAAAGATCTGGTATTTAATGAACTTTATGTTGATTGGAGCAGCGATGTTACAATCGTAGAAGGTGTTTTTGACGCAATTAAAGCGCGTAATGCTATTCCAATCCTTGGATCTACGATGCGTGAAAGCTCAAAGCTGTTCAGAGATATCATAAAGCACGACCCAGCGATCTATATTGCATTAGACCCAGACGCCGAAAAGAAAGCAGAACGTTTGATTCTTGATTTACTGCAATACGATGCAGAAATTTACAAAGTTCCAATACCATATGGTATGGATGTTGGAGATATGTCACACGAACAATTCTTGGAATGCAAACGGAACGCTAAACTAATTAATGGAAAAGATTATTTTCTCTTAAATAAGTTGGTAAACCTATGAAAATCAAAACAAGTTTTATAAAACAGTTAATAAAAGAAGAAGTAAGAAAAGTTCTTTATGGTGATCCTATTAAACAAAAAGTTATTCACTTATTCGTAAAAGCAAGAGATGGCATGGATGATCCTGCTAATAAACAAGATTTTATACAGGATTTAATTCAATCTCTTGAAATGATTGGAGTTACGCCAAATAAGGCTATTGATCTGTTATCTCCAGAAGAGATAGATCAAAATTTTTATATTCGTTGCAATGAGATTCACAATGAAATTGTAAAAATAACTGGTGGTAAGAAAAGAAATATAAATGCATTTGCCCACTTTCCAAGGATAGATCACGATCCAAATATTGATCAAGATCCAGATTTTATGCGTAAGCCAAAAAATGCTGCCGCTTATGATCAGCTGGACACAAGAAAGCACACAAAGAATTTAATACAGCCGTAGACAAGAATATATACTTGTTGTATACTGGTCCCGTTAGTGTCCCTAACGGGACTTTTTTATGAGGCATAAATGAAAATTGCTCACATAGCAGATACGCACATCAAAAATCTTAAATATCACGATGAATATCGTGAAGTTTTCAGTAAAATGTACGACATTCTACGCTCCGAAGGAGTAGATTATATCGTTCATTGTGGCGATATTGCCCACACAAAGACGCAAATTTCACCAGAATTTGTTGAAATGGCTGGTGATTTCTTCAAAAATCTTGCCTCTATTGCCCCAACCTATATTATTCTCGGTAACCATGATGGCAACCTACGAAACGATAGCCGTCAAGATGCAATTACACCCATTGTAAAAGCTCTAAATTTACAAAATCTTTACCTTTTAAAAGATGCTGGCGAGATTTCTGTAAATGATCGGCTTTCTTTTAACGTTATGAGCGTATTTGACGAGAAAAATTGGGTCAAACCAAGCGATCCAAACAAGATTAACGTTGCTCTTTTCCACGGATCTGTTGCTGGTGTTCAAACAGACATTGGTTATGTCATGGAACACGGAGATTATTCTGTAGATATCTTTGCTGGACACGATTTTGCGATGCTTGGCGACATTCACAAAACCAATCAAGTGTTGGATTTGGAAGGAAGAGTAAGATATCCTGGTTCTACCGTGCAGCAAAACTTCGGCGAAACAGACGATAAGGGTTTTTTGATCTGGAATATTGAAACCAAGGACAAGTTTAGCTGCAAGCACTACGCAATTTCAAATCCACGCCCCTTTTTTACTATTACTCTTGATGACAGTGGACAAATTCCAGATGTTTCTGTGAAAAATGGCGCACGTATCCGTATTGTTGCTGATAAAAGCGTGTCGTTAGATAAGATCAAGAAGGCTACAGAAGTCGTTAAGAGCAAATACAGCCCCGAAAGCGTTACATTCGTTAACAAAGCTACAGCAAGCGCCAGCGACCATGAATTAGTATCAAATGTTGTGACGCATAGCGAGAACTTACGTGATCTTTCTGTCCAAGAGAAGCTGATTCGTAATTATCTAAAGGATTTCAAAGCCGAAGATGTTGTTTTGGACAAAGTTGTTGCTCTAAACAAGAAGTTTTCTTCATATCTTGAAGAGAACGAAGAAGTTTTGCGTAATGTTAATTGGAAGCTAAAGACTCTTGAATGGGATAATCTGTTCAATTATGGCGAAGGCAACAAGATTAACTTTGAAAATCTGGAGGGGATTGTCGGTATCTTTGGAAAAAACTATAGCGGCAAAAGCTCAGTGATTGATTCACTGCTATACACGGTTTATAATACAACATCAAAGAACAATCGTAAGAATATTAACGTTATTAATCAAAATCGTGATAAAGGCGCTGGTAAAGTAGAGGTTGAAATTGACGACGAGCTTTATACGATCAAAAGAACATCAGAAAAATATACAAAAAAGCTTAAAGGCGTAGCAACCACAGAGGCAAAGACTGACGTAGAGTTTACCACAAGCGGTGAATCACTAAATGGTCTTGCTCGTAACGACACGGACAAGAATATTCGTCGTTTTTTTGGAACAATTGATGACTTTTTCTTGACTTCTATGGCAAGTCAATTTGGTTATTTATCATTTATTGGTGAAGGTTCTACAAAACGTAAAGAAATCCTGGCAAAGTTTCTTGATCTTGAGAATTTTGAGAAGAAATACAAGCTTGCAAAAGAAGAATCATCAGAAGTTAAGAGCCTCTTGAAGAAACTTGAAGGCAATGATTATGATAGAGATATTGCAACAGCTGAATTAGAGGTTGTTGCAGCAGATAATCTTCTAAAGCAAAAGTCCGATGAAGCCGAAAGCATCAAACTTTCTATTGATAGCTTGAATGAAAAGCTTTGTACGCTAAATAAATCGTTAAATAGCATCCCCACTGAAATTATTGACTATAATGCAGAGTCTTTAAGGGCTGTCCAAATCGAAATGGATATTGGACACCACCTTGAAGCAAATCAGCAGATGCAAATAGAAAACGATAGTGCTAAAAACGCTATTAAAAAAGCAGATGAGCTGCTTTCAGCGATTAATTCAACTGATATTACCAGGGATCAAGAAGAATTGGAGAGATTGAACGCAAAGATTCTTCCATTAGAGAAAGAAATTTCATCTATTTCAGCTCAATTAAGTGGCGCAAAGCATAAATTAGAACTTTTAGATAGTGTTCCATGCGGAGATTCATTCCCAAGCTGCAAATTCATTAAGGATGCGTTCGGATCTAAGAAGTTATATCCAGAACTAAAGAAAAAATCAGATGATAAAAGTGAAGAACTAACAGAATTAAGCAAGAAATATGATGAACTTGACGAACAAGTCGCTGACTTGTTTAACAAAAAGACTAAAATTACCCAAAAAAGATTAGAGATTGAGAAAAAATTAACCTCAAACGAGCTAAAAATTGAAAAAAATAATGTTGCTATTGAAAAAAAGACAAAAGAGCTTGAAGATCTTAAAAGAAAACTCGAAAACTATGCTAATAACAGAGAAGCTATTGAAAACTGCCAATTATTATTCAACAATCGTGAAATTTGTCGCTTTCAACTTGGTTCTTCAACAAAAGATCTCAAGCGATGTGAAGCAGAAATCATCGAAGCTCATAGAAAAAATGGTTCAGCAACAGAAAGAGTGGAGATCTTAAAGAAGCAAAAGGCTGATCTTGAAAATTTGCGTAAGGAATACGCCGCATACGATCTTTTTCAAGCTTGTATGCATCCAAGCGGCATTTCTTATGAGATTATCAAGCAAAAGCTACCAGAGATCAATGCAGAAATTGCTAAAATTCTAACAAATATTGTAGAATTTGGCGTTTATCTTGAGAATGATGATGATAAATTGGATATTTTTATCAAACATCCTAAATACGATGCACGCCCATTAGAAATGGGCAGCGGTGCAGAAAAAACAATCGCATCAACAGCAATAAGATTAGCACTTTTGAATGTAACAACGCTTCCAAAAGGTGATATCTTCATCTTAGATGAACCTGGGACTGCGTTAGACGAAGAAAATATGGATGGCTTTGTACGTATCTTAGAACTAATTAAGACATATTTCAAAACTGTCATACTTATTTCACATTTAGACAGTTTAAAAGACTGTGTTGATATGCAAATTTCAATTGAAAAGATAAATGGATACGCGCATATTGACCAATGAGGAAAATTACATGGGGATAATAGAAGATATGAAAAAAGAAGTAAAAAAAGAATTAAAAGAACAAGAGAATGATCGTGGATTATTAGATATAATCACAGCAAAGGCTATTTCAAGAAAACTTTTAGTATGGATTACGGCTTCTGTATTTTTAGGTCTTGGAAAAATCACTCCCGATGAGTGGACGGCTATATCTTTAGGATACGTAGGAGTCGAAGGGTTTGCTGACTTAGCTTCTAAGTGGAAATTTGGTAAATAGGAAAAAATAATGGAAAAATTAAAAGCTTTATTTTTAAAAATTAAAAAATGGATATGGCTTGCGATAGCTGGAATTGTTATTGCATTTGTAGCTTGGAAAAAACATTTACAATCCGAAACTAATTCGCAGCTTGCTAATAAAGAGGAAGAAATAAAAAACAAGGCTGATGAAAAATTAGTAGTAGAAACAACTAAATTAGAAGAAGAAAAAAAGAAAGAGTTAAATAGGATAGAAGAAGAAAAAAAGAAAAAAGAGTCTGAGTTAGCAGCGCAGGAGCTAAAAGAAAAAATAAGATTAACAAAATTAGCTAAAGAAAATAGAGAAGAATTTAAAAAAGAAGTAGCTAAAAAAACAGGAGTTGCTGAGAAAAAGAAAGGAAGACCTAAGAAGAGATGATAAACCTTAAAAACGTACTCATAACACTGGTGTTGCCAATTATTTTGGCGACACAACCAGCTATTGCCTTAGCAGAAACACCAGAACTGGATTCCGAGGGATTTATAGAATTAGAGCAGGGACAAGTTTCACCTGTAGGTGGGCTACTTTTTGATGATAAGGCTATGGCTAAACTCTTAGCAAACCAAGAATCAAAAATTGCTAAAATAGCTTTAGAAAAAGATACAGAGATTTCTAAAATAAAATTAGTATTAGAAACAGATATAAAGAAAAAAGAGAAAGAAATAGAAATAAAAGAAGAACTACAAAAAAGTTTATTAAATGCAAAGCAAGAAAGAATAGATCTCTTAGAAAAACAAAACAAGTGGTCTAATCTATATTTTATAGGCGGTTTTATAGTTGGCGTTACAATATCTATAACAATATTTTATGCAGCGGTACAGATAAAGTAGAGGAAATATGAAGGACTTAAACTATATTCAAGCATTAGAAAAAGCAGTGAAAGAAAAGTATGGTGATCTCGCCACCCAGAACCCAAAACAATTCTGGGATGAAGAAAAGGAAAAACAATACATTCAGCAACAAAAAGAAGCAGTTTTTAAAAAATATAAAAACGAAGAGACAAGAGAAAAAGTTGAAGTCGACGGAGTTTTATTACCAAAGAAACTAATTAATAAAAATATAGAAAAACAATGTAGTATTTGTAAAAAATACTCTTTCGATAAACGTGACGATTTATATTTAAATAAATTTAAAGCTTGTTATAGATGTTATTTATGTGAGTTAGAGGATAAAAAAAATGGCTAATATTTTAGAAGTTATTGTAGGAATTCAAGATGCCTTAAAAGCCAAACACCATGGTGGCACTGAATTTGGTCTTAAACGAGAAACGCAAGATTTAATTCAAGGATGCTCAATCTACGATCCAAGAGTTATGGATGGGTTCGGTGTGCAATTTCAAGGTGATCGTTTGATTATTAAATATCATAGCGAAGAGCCCCTAACAAGAATTCATAATAAAAATTTTGAAACTGACACAAGAGATATTGTAAAACAAATCACAAAACATCTCAAAGAAGAATATCGTAAATCAACAAAATCAAGCTTATCATTGACGGAAGAAGGCGATATCCAAATTTTGGTTCAAACAGCAAATCGTAGAACTGCCTATGTAAATGCTATTCAAGTTTATAAAATCGGAAATGTAGATATTGATGGTTCTGGAGAGAAGGTATACGATTCAGAACAAGAACGCATGGCAGATATTTCAAAACGCTGGTTAATGAATACAAGATCAAAATAAGGTAATCAGGGTGATGGCATGTCTTACAAATTATCTAAAGAAGAACTTAAAAGTGAAATTCTTAAATGCGGAAGAGATCCAGCATATTTTTTAGATAATTATGCAAAAATTGTTCATCAAGAAAGAGGCGTAATACCGTTTAAAACGTTTGCTTTTCAAAAGCAGCTCTTGAATGACTTTCATGATCATAGATATAATATAATTTTAAAAAGTCGCCAGATGGGTATTTCGACTATCGTATCTGGCTACTGCTCTTGGATGATGCTTTTTCACAAAGAGAAGAACGTCCTCGTCATGGCAACAAAACAAAAAACTGCCATTGAAATAGTCGATAAAGTTAAAGATATAATCGAGTCAGTCCCAGACTTTCTAAAATTAGCCACTGTCACAGTAAATAATAAAACTACATTTGAACTAAGCAATGGTTCAAAAATTCAAGGTACGCCAACCAGCAAAGATGCTGGTCGTGGTCAAGCCTTAAGCCTTTTAATTGTTGACGAAGCTGCATTCGTTGACGATATGGATGACCTCTGGACAGGTCTATTACCAACTATTTCAACTGGTGGGCGCTGTATCGCTCTATCAACTCCTAATGGTGTCGGTAATTGGTTTCATAAAACGTATGTAGACTCGGAAGCTGGTGGAAACAATTTTAAACCTACAAAACTCTCTTGGACGCTACATCCAGAGTATGATCAAGCTTGGTTTGATAATATGACCAAGAACATGAGCAAAAGACAAATTGCTCAAGAGTTTGAATGTAATTTTAATCAATCTGGTGAAACTGTCATTAATGCGGATGATATTAACCGCATGAAAAAAAATTCAAGGGAACCTTCTTATAAAACTTATATTGATCGAAATTTACATATCTGGAAACCTTTTGAATCTGGTGGCAGTTATCTTTTAAGCGCCGACGTTGCTCGCGGAGATGGAAAAGACTATTCAGTTTTCCATATCATTGATGTAAAAAATATGGAACAAGTAGCGGAATATCAAGGAAAATTAGATCCTGATAATTTTGCTAAACTTATTTATGATACTGGGTTAGAATATGGTGGTTGCATGGTTGTTGTAGAAAACAACAACATCGGATACTCTGTGATCACAAAGCTTGTAGATATGCGCTATCCAAATGTTTATTACAGCACAAAATCATCTCACGAATTTATGGATACCACTTCTGCACAGTATAGCAGTAATAGTGTTCCTGGGTTTACTACAACCATGAAAACACGTCCACTAATTGTAGCTAAACTTGATGAATTTATCCGTAACAAAAACGTAAATATTAACTCGCAAAGAACTCTGAATGAATTAGACACGTTCATATGGAATAACGGTCGTCCAGAAGCACAAAAGGGTTATAACGATGATTTAATTATGTCTCTCGCTATAGCTTGTTGGGTGAGAGACACTGCTATAATAAACAACGAAAGAAATTTGGAGTATTCAAAAGCGTTTCTTGGGGCTTTAACAAACTCAAGAAATTATCTTAATACCACCATACCTGGTATGCAGGGGTATGAATATGAACAAAAAATTAAACAACAGCAAAATACTTATAAACAATTTGCTTGGTTGATAAAAGGTTAAAAAATGGCTAATAGTAATTCATATACTAAAAAAAGTATTTCAAGCAACAATCCAAAAAATCAAGAGTCGCCACTCTATAATGCATTAACAAGGCTCTTTTCTGGACCAGTAATAAACTATCGTCAACAGTCGCAAATTCGCTTTAAACGTAGAGATTTAGATCGTTTTAAATTCACTTCAACAAGTGGACAAAGCTTTAAGAAGAAAAGCTACAATCCATTTGAAGCCATACAAAGTAACATCATGGCTAATCAAAGCCGTGCAGAACGTTATAGCGATTTTGATCAAATGGAATTCATGCCAGAAATCGCATCAGCAATGGATATTTATGCAGATGAGATGACTACTTTTAATCAATTTAGACCAATTTTATCAATCGATTGCAAGAACGAAGAAATAAAACAAATATTACATAGTCTTTACTACAAAACTCTTAATATTGAACAAAATTTGTATGGCTGGTCTCGTACAATGGTCAAGTTTGGTGATTTTTTCTTATATCTTGACATAGATGAAAGGATTGGAATCAAAAGTGTGCTTGGGTTACCTTCACCAGAGGTTGAAAGACTTGAAGGAGAAGACGAAACTAACCCAAATTATGTACAATTTCAATGGAACAGCGCACAGATGACATTTGAAAATTGGCAAGTAGCCCATTTTCGCATTCTTGGACAAGATAAGTATTCTCCATACGGTACATCCATCTTAGAGCCTGCTCGTCGCATTTGGCGTCAACTACAATTATTAGAAGATGCTATGATGGCTTATCGAATCGTCCGCGCTCCAGACCGTCGTGTATTTAAAATTGATGTTGGAAATGTTCCACCACAAGACGTTGAGCAATATATGCAAAAAATTATAGCTCAAATGAAACGCAATCAAATTGTAGATCCAAATACTGGTCGTGTAGATCTTCGATATAATCCAATGAGTATTGATGAAGACTATTTTATTCCTATTCGTGGAACAAGTAGCGGAACCAGCATAGATACACTTCCTGGTGGACAATATAATGGCGCTATTGACGACGTTAAGTATTTAAGAGATAAATTGTTTTCTGCTCTTAAAATTCCTCAAGCATATCTCGCAAGAGGTGAAGGCGCAGCAGAAGATAAAACAATGTTGGCGCAAAAAGACATACGTTTTGCTCGCACAATTCAAAGACTGCAAAAAGTTATAATTGGAGAATTAGAAAAAATAGGAATGATCCATTTATACACTCTTGGTTTTCGAAACGATGACATTCTTAAATTTAGTCTTCGTTTGCATAATCCATCAAAATTAGCTGAATTACAAGAATTAGAACATTTAGATAAGCAATTATCTGTAGCTGGAAGCGCAAAAGAGCAAGGTTTTAGCAAAAGACACATATTTGAAAATATTCTTAAGATCGAACCACAAGAATTTGTTAGAATTCAAAGAGAGTTATCATATGATGCAATGCTATCTAAAAATCTTGAAGGTATTGGCTCCGAAGAGACCCCAGACGCTGGTGGCGGTGGTGGATTAGGTGGTGGTGAAGGCGAAACAATCCCAGCAATAGGAACAGAAGCGCCATCGGCAGGAGAAGCGCAAGAAACGCCAGAGGCAACTGGTGAAACAGGTAAAGAGTCGCCATTATTAGCCGCCCCAGCCCGCCGTGAAGATAAATCCGTCTTTTCTGTTAAGACACCTCATCTAACTTCTGGCTCAAAAGGTAAATGGTATAGACCAGTCTCCTCTTCTCAAAACGGTTCAGGTGCTCGACAAAGATCATATTCTGCACAATCAGGAGGACAAGTTGCATCTTCAGCGAGTAGAAATATATTTAAAGGTATGAGTGGCTTAAATACACTGTCAAGAGGATTAACTGAATCTGATATATTCGAAAAAGACGAACAATTATTATTAGAAGTTCAAGAAAAAATTGAACAAATTGATAAAATATTTGGTAAAAAAGAAATAATTGGAGAAAACAAAAATGAAACATAATAAGAAAAGAAATACTGCTTTTCTTTACGAAGTCTTATTAAGAGAAGGCACTCGCGGAGCATTAGATGGTGATGTTGAAAAGATAAAGCTTGTAAAAAATATAATTTTAGAGCATTTTTCGCCAAATTCTGAGTTGTATAAAGAATTGAAGTTATATAAATCTTTAGAAGAAAACTCTGTTGAGCAAGAATTTGCTGAAAAATTTATTAAAGAAGTAGAACAGCGTTATCAGAAACTAAACAAAAGAGCAATTTTTAACGAACAAACGCAATTAATTAATAAAATTAATAAAACTCTTGGCATAGGCTTGTATAATTCTTTTGTGCCAAATTATAAAGATTTAGCGACCATTTCGCAAATTTTTAATGATGCTACTCCAATTAAAGAAAAAATCTTATTAGAACAAACAATTATTAATAAAATTAAAATAGTCGATGAAAATAAAAATAGAAAAGTTATGCAGCCTATTGATAATATTGTATATTCCACTTTTAGCAGAAGCTTTAATGAAAAATATTCTTCTTTATTGAAGGAGCAAAAAGATTTATTAAATAAATTTGTAGGTTCTTTTGAAAATAACGGATTAGAATTTAAAATATTTTTAAATGAAGAGCTGGAAAGATTAAAAAATGAAATAAAAAAATCGGTCGTCAGAGAAGAGATAAGCTCAGACAAAAATATGGTTATTGCTACTAACAAAACATTAGACTATTTAAGTAAGTTTAAAGAAGTAAAAGAAATTTCTGAAGACATGTTACAAAAAGTCTTAAAAATACAACAGTTTGTTCATGAGGTCAACAATTAATATGTTAAAGGTTTTTATAAAAGATAAACAAAGTGGCATAAAAAAAGAAGTACAGATAACAAGGTCTCTAAATGGAGATTATATGTTAACTGAGCATCCAGATATTGATATCATCATAATGCCGCAGAAAAATAAACTTCTTGTTTTACCTAAAGAAGATTATAATGAACATGTTTACTCTCTACAAGATTCTTTTTTAAAATATATGACCAAAAAGGGTGTTCTGCTACCAGAAAGTATATCTGGTGGTAACATATACGGTTCTTTTCAAGCCTCTTATACTCCACAACCATCGGGAGGTGAAAACCCTTTGCAAGTAATTGTCTATAGCGCTGCAAACTTTATAGAACAAGAACGTCCAATATTTACGTTTGAAAAAGAATTTGAAGATACAATGGAAAAAGAACTATTGTACCCATCAGTACAAGATTCCACCGAACTTGGAGAGGTTCCACAAGAACCATTCAAGGGCTCTATTCCAAAATATGGTTTCCCAACTCGCGGTATTTACCGATACAATTATTAATTTAGGAGAAAATATAATGTTAATAACAGAGTCACAAATCAGACAGATTATTAAAGAAGAAATTCAAGCAATGGTAGAGGAAGGTATTATTGACGAAGGATTTGCAGATACTCTTAGAAGAGGCGTAGGTCAACTTGGAGCAAGATTGGCTTCTGCGGTTGGCACAACTTCAGCGGATGTGGCTGACATAGAAAAAGCAAAAGCATCTGAAAAAGCTGCTGGAGAAGAAAAAGCTACTGCCGCTAAGAAAGAAATGGCTAAAAAACAAGTTGTTCAAAAAGCAAGAGAAGCTTCGCAAGCTCTTTTAAAAATTGATAATGATATGAGAAAAATTAGCGAATTATCGGGTCCATTAAGTTATGCTGATGGCACAAAATTAGATGTTACATCAATTGGGTCTGCTATTGAAGCTTTGATGCAAGAATTAGATAAAGTTGAGCAAAAAATTACAGGAGAAACTGGTCATACAACTGGAGGAAGTTTAGGGCTTCACCCAACTTTGAAAGAAAAGAAAGCAGCTAAAAAATAATGCAATTATTAAGCTTCATTCTTGCCTGCTACGGAATGACGATGATCGCGGTCTATGGCAAGATTTTTGATGCTGTTAGACCGCAGTATCATTTTTTTAAATGCCCTATGTGCATGGGATTTTGGGTTGGAGTATTTAATTGGCTTTTAATAGACGTAAGTTTTAATTGGTTTGTTGCTGGATGCATTTCATCTGGCACATCGTATCTGTTATCTCGCGTAGCAGATGACGACGGATTAACAATAAAAGTGAAGAAACAATGAAACTTCACTATTTATACTGAATGGAGGTGATTTATTGTGAATACTGAACAAGTATACATCCGTCGTTATATGTTGCAACCCGTTAGACGCTGTTGCAACGGTAGCATATCGTAGCCTCTCGGAGAAAAAATCTGAGAGGCTACAACCTTTCACCAGAGAAACAAATGAGCAAATTATTATTAAGAGAATTTTTTGAATTGTGCGAAGGCGGCGTCTGTCAAGATCTATTGACAGAGCAAGAAAAAATATTCGTCAAAGATGGTGGCTTGATGCTGTCTGGCATCATGCAAAAAAGCGATCAAGAAAATGGGAATGGGCGTGTATACCCACGTAGAATTCTTGAACGTGAAGTAGAAAATTATCAAAAATTAGTTGAAGAACGTAGAGCATTAGGTGAATTAGACCATCCTGATGATTCTGTCATTAATTTAAAAAATACATCCCACATGGTTACTAAAATTTGGTGGGATGGCAATAATGTTATGGGTAAAGTTAAGGTTTTAGACACACCATCTGGTAATATTCTTAAAAATTTAGTAAAAGGTGGTGTAAAATTAGGTATTAGTTCGCGTGGTCTTGGTTCTACAAGAAAAGAAAGCGGTAAAACAGTTGTTGAGGATGATTTTCAATTAATTTGCTTTGATTTCGTGCAAGAACCATCAACTCCTGGTGCTTTTATGGGACCAAAAGAGTTAGCGGAAGGCAAAACGCGAGACACAAGCAAAATATTCAGCAAGGCAGATAGATTGAATCGTTTGCTAAACGATATTATAGGAAAATAAAATATGTCAATTCAAGGTTTTGAATATCCAAAAGCAGGGTTAGGAAATGTTGCAAGTTATCAAGTGAGCGGTATTCCTTGGGTAACTTCTTCTCTAACAGCTCCTGCATCTTCCTCTGTTCCATTAGAGATTAATTTTCCAAGCGTTACAAAAAGTATTCTTGTTAAAAATATTAATCCCACAACTAACAAAATTAGAGTTGGCTTTAGCGCAAATGGCGTTAAAGGAACAAATTATCTTTTAATAGAAAAAGATGAATCATTTGAAGCCGATGTTAAAATAACAAAACTATACTTGTTAAGCGACACATCGGGTTCTGCTATTGCATCTGTAGTTGCGTCTCTTACAGGAATTGATACAAGTTCGTTGCCTAATAGCTGGTCTGGTTCTTCTGGTGTAGGATAAATTTAATAGGGGGCTCTTAACATGTTAAGATATGGAGTTCCACCATTGCCAGCGGGCATACCTAATACTGCTTCGCTGCTTATCAATGATGGTATCGGTGGAGGCTGGGTAAGTTCTGCATTAGTAGACAATGTATTAAGCGCTTCATATGTTCCTGCAATTGTTACAACAGACGGTATACAGGGAAATGGAACGGTTGGTAGCCCTGTACAGCTACAACCAAGCATTTCTATTACGGCAGTAACGGCTTCGCTAAAAGGCGATGGTTCACAAGTTACAGGGGTTATTTCTTCTTCTTTTGCTACAACGGCGGCATTTGCTCAATCGATTAATAGTTCTTCTCTTGCAACTACTGGCTCAAATATTTTTGTTGGCAATCAAACATTCTCCGGCTCCCTTTATCAGTCAGGAACTTTTTATGGCGACCTTATTAATTTAGCATTTGGGTCAACCCAAACTGGAACAGGCTCTTATCTTCTAAACGCGGACGATCAGGGTACAATACAATTTGATACTTATCAAAACATAGGAGCTGCGCTACAACCATATGTAAACACTGGCTCTTTTAGTGGTTCATTTATTGGTACGGTGAGCGCATCAACTATTACTGCAACTAAAATAACCGCTTCGTCAGGCATAAACTTAACAAATACACAAATAGAAGCAGTAAATTATATTGATTTTTATACAGGATCTTCACCAGCGTGGCGTAATGGTAGAATATTTTGGGATGATGCGCAAGGCGCTTTAGCTGTATATAATGCTGAAGCTGATATCACGCTACAAGTTGGACAAGAAAACTACGTAAGAGCGCGTAACCAAACAGGAAGTCCAATACTAAATGGTACAGCCGTTAGATTGTCTGGTGCCCTTGGGGATAGACCAACCATAACAAAAGCACAATCTATTGATCAAACTGCGCTTTTATCAAATCGAAACGATATCGTAGGTGTAGCAACACATGATATCGAGCATGGAACAGATGGCTATGTTACTACACAAGGTCTGGTTAATGGTTTAAATACAGATGCCTACGAGGCTGGTGATTTGCTATGGGTATCACAAACAGCAGGAGAATTAACCAATCAAGTACCGGATGCTCCCTATGACAAAATATTTATTGGTGTTGTAACAAGAAAAAATACAAATAATGGTTCTATTTTTGTTTTTCCAAGACAATCTATGCACTTTCATGATTTGTCTTCTGTTAGTTCGTCGTTGTATACACAGGGCGATATATTCGTATACCAAGTTTCTGGTTCAAGCGGAGTTTGGACGAATACAAAACAATTAAGTGGTTCTTATAGTTTTACTGGTTCATTGAATATAACTGGAGCATTGTCTGGCTCACCAAATATAACAGTAGCGAGCAACATAGTTCCTGTTTCGTCTGGAACAATTTCTCTTGGATCTTTAGATAAACCATTTAAAGAGATATTTGTTGGTAGTGGTTCCATCAGTATTGCAAGCCCAATTTCTGGCGACCCAGCAACCGTTATTAGCAACAACGCAGGCAACTTGGAAATAAGTGCCGGTGGTATTAGATTATTGGGAACGGGCTCATTTATTGCAGCAACTGGTTCATTTGAGTATGTGTCTGGTAATGTTACTTGGGAAGGTAACAGTAACCAATTGGGCTATATTTCAGCTTCAAATGGCTTTACGGGATCATTTACTGGTAGTTTCTACGGGAATGATAACCTTACAAAATATTATGGTGTATTTAGTGACGAGACTTTACAAACAGCTTCTGCGATAAACACAGAAGCCGCAATACGATTTGGTAATACCCACGAAGCAAATGGAATTAGCATAGTAAGCGGTAGCCAAATTAAAGTAACAAAAGCTGGGGTATACGATATCGCATATACAGCTCAATATCACAAAACAACTAATCCTTCTGTGACAGTATCAAACTGGTTAAAAAGAACTGGATCAAACGTTGATAAAACAAACGTTGATTTTATAATGCCTAACAACACAAACTATCATACGTTTGTAAATTTCTATACATTATATTTAAACGCAAATGAATATGTTGAAATTATGTATAGTGATGGGGCAACATTTCAATTGTCTGGCACTGGCGCACAAATTACTCCAACAAGACCTTCAACACCAAGCGTAAGATTAAAAATAACTAAATTATAAAATGAAAGTATTAGCAACGTTGACAGTTTCCGGTGGTTTAAACATGGCTTCAACAGCCAAAGACGAATTTACTATTGGAACACCTTTAGAAAATAATAATGGTCTTATAGATAATTTAACGGTCTATGCTAATGCTGATTTTAAAAATAATGTAATTATAGGAAGCAGCTCTACTGATACATTGCTCATCAATTCCAAGACAACTGCCTCTCAAGACTTATTTCTTAATAATGCTAATTTACTTATTAGTGGTTCTGGTACGATTTATTATAATGGCATGGATGTTTTTGCGTCTATGGACGGTGGCGCAAATGAAGGTGACGGTGAAGAACAAACTGTAACTGATATCGTGTCTGCTGGCGAAATTTTAACTTCAAGAAGTGGTTCTACGATAACGCTAACATTTAATACAGCTTCACTTGATGGTTATAAATTCTTACTAAATTCTTCAAATTATACTCCTCAAGCTGGTGAAAAGACAATCTATTTTTCATTTGAACCGCACTATTCGGCTGTAACTTATTTTGATGCAAATTCGCAAGGATTAAACTTGAAACGCGCAGATTATGCAGTTTCAAATTTAAGTATGTCGATAAACCTCCCGCCAGTCCAAACTCATTTAGGCAAGACATTTACTTTTATAAATGCTACATATGTCGGTAAATATACAGATTTTAATTCTATTGGGTATTCTTCTTCTGCTGGCGGATTAACTACAATAAATGGTAGGTATTCTGTTCATAAAATAATTTTTTATCCATACTCAAGTGGAAATTATACAGATTATATTGGATCTGGAAAATTAACCGAAACCAATATCTTAGAAACTTATTTAATAACAAATAACATAAAAGACTATATAATGGTTGTAGGTCATGAAAATGAAACAGACCAGCATAATTTTATTACGTTACAAGCAGTTTCATCAAGTCAATTTGGTTACACTTGGATGATTAGGGACGTAAATGATTATCAGCCATTCTCCATAGCAGCAATTTAGGGGTTAAAATGAATAAACAAGATTTAAAAAAAATTGTTAAGCCTATAATCAAAGAGTGCTTAACAGAGATATTGTATGAACAAGGATTAAACAAATTAATTGAAGAGTCAATTAAGACAAAACAGCGTGAAGTAGTAAAAGAAAACCGCGAAGAAGAATCGTCTTATGAAGCAAAAGAAGCTCGGTTTATGAAGCAAACAGCTTCAAGCAAGCCAAACAAGTTACAGGAAGCTAAGAAGCAATTATTACAGAAGATTTCAATGGGTGGATTTGACCCATTTGCAGGTTCAATGCCAATTGAAGGCAGTGAAGAACAAATTGTAGAAAATCTAAATCCTCAAGCAACAGTGTTACCAGGTATTCAAGGCTCTGGTGTCGATATTTCAGGGCTTTTGGGACAAAATAAACAGATCTGGAAAGGTCTATCAACTGCCTTAAATAAAGGCAAGAAAGAATAAGGTGTATTATGGGAAGAGCAGCACATTTAGAAGTAAAATTACCACCGCACGTTAAGCCAACAAACGAAACTAATGATCAATTAATTAAAAAGTTTCTAAAAGAATGCAGTAAGGACTCTTTATTGCAATATTTATTTGAAAAAAGTGCTTATTCAAGAAGATTTGAAAAGAAATCCGTAATTACAAGACAAAAAAAACTTAAATATAAAAGAAATGCTAAAAAATATAATGAAGAAATAAATTCTAATCGTTTAGATAAGAAAGCAAAATAAGATTCTGACAGGTTTTAAAGATAAAAGATTAAATAGTCATTTGCGTATAAGTTACACTATTTATTTAAAAATATCTTTTCCTGATAACAGGAGTACAATTATATGTCAAATTTGTTAGAGCAAGCAATTATAGATGCTGCCGCGTTAAAAGAAGTGGCGATGAAGAACGCAGAAGCAGCGTTAATTGAAAAATATTCAAGAGAATTTAAAGAGTCTGTAGAAAGATTATTAGAGCAAGAGCAGCCAACCGTGGATACTGTTGCTTCTGCTGATCCATTAACAACATCTGCGGCTACTGATTCTTCTGGAATGCAATCAGGTACGATGCAAAATGGTCCAGAAGAGGCTTTTAGTGATGTAGGATCTTCTTTCTTGGAAGGCGAGCAGCATGAGTTAGTAACAATTGATTTTAATGAATTAAAAAAACAAATATCCTCTGCGCTCTCACCACAGAGCCCAATGTTAAGCAGTCCAGAAATAGATCTTGCTACATCGGAAGAAGATTCAGAAGTAGCAACAGAAATTAATGAAAATTTTGAAGAGAGCCATGATGCTGGTGGACAAGACAAATCGTCACCAAAAGATGACGGACTTCATGAAGAAGAATATGAAGTAGAGGAGGATGTTTTAGTAGATCCTTTGGAAAAAGAAATAAGAGTAAAATCGGGGCTACCAGCAGAAGATTCAGAAGAAGAGCAAGATGAATATGAAGAATCCTTAATGGCTCTTGAGGAGTTTGAGCTTGAAGAAGGTGCAGAGGACCAAATCCCAGCAGCAGAAAAAGCTGTCGGCGTTGCCCAAAACCGCTTAGGAAATTTAAAAGCACAAGCAGCAGAAGAGAAAGCAAAAGAAGAAGAAAAACTCGCTGCTATTAAATCTGGAAGCAGTGGCTTGGAAGAAGGTATTGAAATCTCTGAAGACGAACTGAAAGAATTAGCAGAAGCATTTAAAGTGGATCTTAAGATTGGTAACCTAAGCGACGGTCATATGGGAACAACGGAAAGAGAAAAACGAGAACAGCGCGCTCTTGAGTTGACTCTTGCCCGCGATGAAAAAGAAATGGAAGAAAGAAAGCAAGAAGAAGCAGAAATGGGTGATTTAAAGAAACAACTTGATGAATCAATTAAGCTTGGTGACTCTTTGGTCAAAGAAAATGATGAATTAAACGAAAAAATGTTAGAAATGCAGGAAAATTTACAAATTTTGAGAGAAAATATTGAAAAATTAAGCATTTCAAACGCGAAATTACTATATACTAACAAAGTATTAGGAAATGCCTCGTTGAATGAGCGACAAAAACAACAAATTGTCGAAAACATTTCCAATTCTACCAGCGTTTTAGAGGCTAAAACCATCTATAACACGCTTCAAAGCACGGTGTCGGGTATTTCTTCTAAGAAACCGAAAGAATCACTTAGCGAAGCGTTGATCCGTGGTAACTCGCCTTTCATAACGCGCAAAAAAGAAGAATCAGAAATTCCATTCGCAGAACGAATGAAAAAATTAGCAGGTATAACCTAAAAAACGTAAATATAAATTTACAGGAGATTAAAAATGTCAAACGGAATGTTAGAAAGATTAACAGAAGGCGTCGTTGAACGCAACATGTTAAAGGAAACCGAAGCAGTTGTTTCCAAATGGGAAAAGTCAGGTCTATTAGAAGGTCTAAAGTCAACTCGTCAAAAGAGCACAATGGCAGTTCTCTTAGAGAACCAAGCTAAAGAATTACTAAAAGAATCAACCACAATGGCTGGTGGTGACGTACAAGGTTTCGCAGCAGTTGCGTTCCCAATCGTCCGCCGCGTATTTGCTGGCTTGATTGCTAACGATCTCGTAAGCGTTCAACCAATGAGCTTGCCATCAGGTCTTGTATTCTTCATGGATTTCAAGCGTGGTACAGACGTTGGTAATATCGGTGATCGTGTATTTTCACAAGATGAATCATTCTTCGGTGATCGTTTGGGCGTGCAAATCACTGGCGGTGTTCGTGTTGATGGTGTTGCATTCGCTGAAAAAGGTTTCTACAACATGGCAAATGGTTATAACACATCACGTTATAACACATTCGTACCAACAGCCAGCGTAGTCGAAGTTGCAACATTCGGTGTTGCAGGTGCTACAGCCGAACAAAAATCATTAGTACGTTGGGATGCCGACTTATTAAATGATTCAACCGTAGTATCGGCTTCAGTTCTCGAAGTTGCTCTTTCCGCGTTATCACAAAGCGCGCTATTAGCGGTACAAGACGTATTCGCGCTTTCAGTTGCTCAAGCTGCCTCTTATGTAGCTGGTACAGCTGGCGATGCAACAGGTTCAGCACTTGGTGGCACTACACCAAGAGTTATTCGTCGTCTAAGCAAGATCATCCAAAGCGGTTCATCTGGTGCAACAGCTGGTGTACCAGCACTACAATTCGTAGTTGCTGCTGGCGGTTCAGCTGCTAAGGCGACTGTTCTTTCAGGTTCACACGCGCTTCTTTCATACCCAATCAAGGACAATCTACAAAGCGTCGGCACAAATGCTCTCGGCGCTATCGTCGGTGACGCACCTTGGACATTCGAAGGTTCAGCAGCAATTCCAGAAATTGAATTGAAGGTTGATTCATTCTCAATCACTGCTCGTACCCGCAAGCTCAAGGCTGCATGGACACCAGAATTAGGTCAAGATTTGAACGCATACCACAACTTGGATGCAGAAGTTGAATTGACCTCAATGTTGTCAGAACAAATCGGTCTTGAAATCGATCAAGAAATCATGAACGATCTTGTCAAGGGTCAAACAGCTGGCGTTAAGTACTGGTCACGCCGTCCAGGTAAATTCGTTAACCGTGATTCAGGCGTAGAAATCACTGGTACATACTCACCAGACTTCACTGGTAACGTAAGCATGTGGTACGAAACACTTGTTGAAACAATCAACGACGTTTCAGCTCTCATCCACCGTAAGACATTACGTGGTGGTGCAAACTTCCTCGTTTGCGGTCCAGAAGTTGCAAACATCCTTGAATTCACTTCAGGATTCCGCGCTTCAGTAACTGCTGACGCAGAGAAGGGATCAATCGGTGCAGTTAAGACCGGCGATCTAAACAAGAAGTGGGATGTTATCGTTCATCCATACTTCCACCGTAACGTAATTCTTGTCGGTCGTAAGGGTGCAAGCTTCCTCGAAAGCGGATATGTCTATGCTCCATACGTTCCACTACAAAGCACACCAACCATCTTCGATCCAGACACCTTCGTACCACGTAAGGCTGTTATGACTCGTTATGGTAAAGCAATGGTTCGCCCAGATATGTACGGCTTAGTTGTTGTACAAGATCTATTAGGTTAATCAAGAGCTTAAAAAGATAGAAGCCCCGCTAATCGAAAGGTTAGCGGGGTTTTTATTTGCTTTAAACCGCGAACAAAACTATTTAATTTATATTATTTGAGGAAAAATAGATGGCTTTACCTGTGTTATCGCCTGCTTCACAAATGAGCAAAGTTATATTACCAGTAACGGGTAATACAGCCAATGTTGTTGGTTCTGCATTACCATTTGGTATTTATACAAGCACAGATTATTGGACGCAAACGCAAGTAGATATGTTTAAAACAGGCGCTGCGGAACAAGTAACCTACACATACAAAAAAATAGGTGGCGATGTATTAGATATTGAATTAGTTGAAGGAAACGTATATGCTGCTTACGAAGAAGCAGTCTTAGAATACTCATACTTAATCAATCTGCACCAATCAAAGAATTTATTACCATTTGTTCTTGGACAAGCAACAGGAACATTTAACAACGACGGTCAATTAACTGGTTCTGACACTTCTATGGCAAGTGCTAATTTAGCATTTCCAAAAATGACTTTTAACTATGCAAAAAATATAGCTATAGGTGTTAGCAACGAAGCGCTTTTAAATGGAAATGAGCCTGTCTATTCAGCTTCTCTTGAGAGACTTGCGGGGGTTCAAGATTACGACCTACAAACAATAATAAGCGCCTCAAGCGCAATTAGCGGATGGGGAGTTGATAACAAAAGAGTTGTCATAAGAAGAGTTTATTATAAATCACCGGGTGCAAGCTGGAACTTTTATGGATATTTCGGTGGTCTCAATGTTGTTGGCAATCTGAGTACTTATGGACAATATGCGGATGATAGCACCTTTGAGATCATCCCAGCATGGCAAAATAAACTACAGGCTATGGCATATGAAGACGCGATCAAAACAAGAGTTTCAGATTGGTCATTTCAGATAAGAGATAATAAGCTAAGGCTATTCCCAGTGCCAAACGAATCAAGTCCAACAAACTATTGGGTTGAATTTACTGTTCCAAGCGATGCTTGGACACCGTCGATTGATTCAAATGGTAATCCAATAACTGATAGCGTTAATGGAATCAATAATATGAATACGATTCCACTACAAAACATACCATATGATAAAATTAACAGCATCGGCAAACAATGGATTAGACGATTTGCTTTAGCGTTATGCAAGGAAATGCTCGGACATGTCCGTAGCAAGTTTAGCTCAGTTCCAATTCCTGGTGATAGTGTCACATTAGATGGTAAAGATCTAATCTCAGAAGCAAAAACAGATCAAAAAGACCTTAGAGAAGAATTAAAGACATTATTGGCAGAAATGACATACGTTAAGGTCGGTGAAGATAGTGCTAAGATGATGGAAGACACAAGCAAAGTCCAAACATACGTTCCAAATTTGATATTTGTGGGATAAAATAAATGCCAAGAAAGAAAAAAGAACAGAATGTTGCACAACTCCCACCAGAAGCTCCACCGCCTCCATTATTTCTTGGTGAAAAAGAGCGTAATCTTGTTAAACAAGTAAATGATGAGATTATTGAAAGAGTTATTGGACAAACAGTTGTTTACTATCCAATAAGCAGAGAGCACACAAACTACCATCCTGTTTATGGCGAAGCTGTACAAAAAACATTTTTAGCACCAATTAAAATTAATGTGCTTGTTGATTGGGAAGGTTCAAAAACTTCCACAGAGGCATTTGGTGTTGATCGCGTTACTTCTATAGTTGTAAAATTTCACAGAAGAAGGCTAATTGAAGATCAAGAATTATACGTTAGAGAGGGCGATTTTGTATTATATGGTGATACTTTTTATGAAATAGTTACATTAAACGAAGCAAAAGTTTTGTTTGGACAAATTGATCACAAATTTGAAGTTTTGGCGAAGTGCATCAAAGCCAGAGAGAGCATATTTAATGCAAAGTAAAAAGACATTTCACTTTCTAAACTACTATTTATAATAAATTATTTTATAATTTGACAAGCTCCAAAGGAGAAATTAATAATGCCAATTGAAAAGTTTAAGTTTGTAAGTCCCGGTGTTCAAGCGCAGGAAGTCGATCAATCACAAATCCCAAGAACACCAGAAGATATGGGACCAGTTATTATTGGACGTTCCTTGCGCGGTCCTGTTATGCGTCCAGTGAAAGTTGGTTCTTTTTCAGATTTCGTAGATGTATTCGGTGAACCAGTTCCAGGTGGTATTGGTGGTGACGTTTGGAGAAACGGTAATAAAACTGCTCCAACTTATGCTGCTTACGCCGCTCAAGCTTATTTACGCAATTCATCACCAGTTACTTTCGTTCGTTTAGCTGGTTATGAAAATCCAGATGAAACTACAGGTGAAGCAGGTTGGGCAGTAACAAACGCTTACGGCTTATTTATTGCGCCAATTGGCGGTTCTGGCGACATATGGTCGATACCAGCTGCTACAGCTTCACTTGGTGCAATTATTTATGCTGGCGCTGGAACTTTTGGTTTAACTGGTAAGCCATTAAGTGGTTCAACAGAAAGCATTGTTTCTCAAACAGGTAATTGGGTTCGCGTAACTGGAACTAATGGCGAAGTCAAACTAACAGTCTCAGGTTCAACAAAAAGCGTAAATTTTGATGAAAATTCTAAAAAATACATCCGTTCAGTATTAAACACAAACCCAGTTCTAACAAATACCGATATCACAAGTGCGCCTGAATCTTATTTCCTTGGTGAAACGTTTAAAACTTGGGTATTAGAGAAGCATCCAACATTATCAGGTTCATCTAATTTTGCGGCAATTCTTGTTAGATTAGATAACGGTACAGCAGATTTTGCAAACCACCAAGTTCAAGCAGAAGATGCCGCAACAGGATGGGTTGTTTCACAACACAAGGGTTTAGCAACTGATTTCGTTGCCAATGGTGCAACTGGTGAATATCCAGTACAAAAACTCTTTAAGCTCGTCGGCTTAACTGAAGGTGAATGGAATAGCCAAAATCTTAAAGTAGCTATTGAAGATATTAAAGAGCCACCAAATGAATTTGTTAAATTTGGTTCATTTACAGTTTCAATCCGTAAAATGGATGATAGCGATTTAGTTCCACAATATGTTGAAAGATTCTCAAACCTTTCATTAGACCCCTCATCAGAAAATTATATCGCAAAGAAAATTGGCGATAAGTACACAGAATGGGATTATGAAAAGAAGGCATTTGTTGAATATGGTACATATGACAACAAGTCAAAATTTATCCGTGTAGAAATGAATCCAGACGTTGATGCAGCGCTAACAGATCCAGATTTAATTCCATTCGGTTTCTACGGTCCAGCGCAATTAGCAGATGTAGCAGTATCAAGCTCAAGCGGTTCAGTAGCAGGAGCTGGCTTTTTCTTAGACACAGCGATTACTGGTAATGCTGCATATACTGCAAGCTTTGCTCTACAACAACTACCACTTCTAACAACAACAGCTGATTCACCAGCAGCTTCATTAGCTTCTGTTACATTTGGCTTCAAAACAAACGTTGATGGTACAAAGAAGTACAATAAAGATATGCCAGACTACCTAAGAGCATATCCAAATGGTTGGACAGAAGATAAGCCTGCATTCTTGTTCTCTCTTGACGATGTTAGTGCATCGGTAAGCTCTGGATCAATCGTTCAATCAACTCCTGCAACGTGGACAGAAGGAAATAGAGCAGCAACCGGGTCATTAACTGCTTATGGTTCTCAAGGCACTCTAACATCATCAAATGGTTCAAGATTAGTTTTGGGAACATTCAACAAGTTCGTCATGCCTCTATTCGGCGGCACTGATGGCGTTGACATTACAGAAAAAGATCCATTCAATACAAGAGTATTGGGACAAACTGGTGCAAATGAATACACCAATTATGCTTACAACAGCGTTAAGGTTGCGGTTGAAAGCATCGCAGACCCAGAAGTTGTTGAAATGAATCTTGCAGCAATGCCAGGTATTGAAAATGAAGCCCTAACTGGTCTATTATTAGAGAAATGCGAAGTTCGCGGTGATGCACTTGCCGTTATCGATCTTAAGGGTGATTACGTACCAGAAGAGGGTAAGGCAACACCAAGCACATCAGCAGCAGCTCGTAAACCAGTTGTAGCAGATGCGGTATCAAATCTAAAGAACCGTGCGATTAATAGTAGCTATGGTTGTGCGTTCTTCCCTTGGGTATTAATCCGCGATAACTTAAACAACAATACCGTATGGGTACCACCATCAGTTGCAGCCCTTGGTACTTTCTCAAGTTCACAACGTAAGACAGAATTATGGTTTGCACCAGCAGGATTTAATCGTGGTGGTTTAACAGAAGGCGCAGCTGGTTTACCAGTTCTACAAACTTCACTTAAGCTATCATCAAAAGATCGTGATGCGCTTTACGAGGCAAATATCAATCCAATCGCTTCATTCCCAAGCGAAGGAATTGTAATCTTTGGTCAAAAGACACTACAAGTAACACCAAGCGCATTAGATCGCATCAATGTTCGCCGTTTGATGATTTACTTGAAGAAAGAAATCAGCCGCTTTGCAACAACGGTTCTATTTGATCCAAACATCGAAGTAACTTGGAAGCGTTTCACAAATCAAGCTATTCCTTTCCTTGAAAGCGTCAAATCAAGATTTGGTGTTAGTGAATTCCGTGTTGTGTTAGACGAGACAACTACAACACCAGAATTAGTAGATCGTAACATTGTTTATGCCAAGATCCTCTTGAAGCCAACACGCGCTATCGAATTTATCGCACTTGACTTCGTAATTACAAATACTGGTGCATCATTTAACGATTAATAACTAAAAAAAATAGTTGGGGACTATATAAATTGTAGTCCCCAATTTTAGGAGAATAAAAATATGGCATTTTGGAGTCAGGCTACAACTGAGCCTTTAAGACAATTTAGATGGACTGTTATTTTTGGAGCCAATGAAGGCGCAGCCACTTTAGATAGTCAAATATATGCACTTAAAAAAGTAGATAGACCTAAAGCAACAATCAGCGAAGTTACTCATAAATACTTAAATCATGAATTTTATTATCCTGGTAGATTAAAGTGGGAACCTATTAATATGACAATCGCTGCTATTAGAGAAGGCGATGGCGATCTTTCAGGCGGTCCCGGAACTTCAACGGCTCTAATGACTACCTTAGTAAGTGCTGGATACATGATCCCTACTTCAATACAGCCAGAACAGAGAAAAACCTTGGCAAAACAAAAATTTGCCAATGGTCTTGGCAGTTCAATTTTTATACAAAATTTAGATCCAGACGGAGTAGTTATAGAGCAATGGAAAATTTTAAATCCATTTTTTACATCCGTGCAGTTTGGATCTCTTGATTATGGTAGCGATGAAATAGTAGAAGTACAATGTACTTTGAAATATGACGCGGCATATCATACAGTAGGCGCTGGAGACGCTGCACCAGCTGGTGCAAATCCATTCGTATAATAAATAAATTATTATGGCTTTTTGGGGCAAACAAGATTTAAAAGAACCATTACGCCAAAATAGGTGGTATTTAAGATATAATGTAGATGGCTTGGATGCTTATACATTTGCTTTAAAAGAGTGCAAAAAACCAGAATATGAAATTGGGGTAACAGAACACCGTTTGCTAACACACACTGTTCGTTACCCTACTCTTTTAAAGTGGCTACCAATCGATATAAAAATGATATCTGTTCGTGGAACCGACGATGTTTCAAGTTTAAATGGCGCTATAGAATCTTTTATATCTGATATTGGATACTCAAACCCAGTTACAAATGAACATCAGCAGATAAGCAAGCAATCATTGACTTTAGATATATATCAAGTTGATGAAAACGGTAATAAAATCGAAGAATGGAATTTATATAATCCTTTAATTACCAAAGTTAACTATGGTACACTATCATATGAAAATGAAGGTTTAATGGAAGTTTCTTTAAGCATAACATATGATTTTGCTAATCATACTATATTAATCCCTAAATAAAAGAAAGCGTAGGCAAAAATGAGAAATAATGAAGAACGTTTTGGTGTTCCCACGCAATTACAAGATGGAACTCCACCACAAGTATTGCAGCAAGCACAAGGTCTATCATTAGACTTTATAACACCAACAGAAATTGTTCCACTCCCATCAAAAGGCAAGTTTTATCCTGTCGGTCATCCGTTGAGAGGCAAAGACTCAATTGAAATCAAGCAAATGACGGCTAAAGAAGAGGATATCTTGACGAACAAGAGTCTTCTTAAAAAGGGAATTGCTCTTGACAAGCTAATTCAATCTTTGATTGTAGACAGAACCATCAATCCTGATACTCTAACGGTCGATGATCGTAATGCCATCATTATTGCAGCGAGAATTGCTGCATATGGTGCAGAATATTCGACACAAGTAACTTGCCCGTCATGCTCACAAAAGAGCAAATATTCATTTAATCTAATAGAAAAACTTCCAAAAGAAGATGAAGGTACATCAGAAACAGCAGTCGATGATAATGGGTTTTTTGTCATTAGTCTACCAGCTACTAAATGGACGGTAGTCTGTAGAGCACTAAATGGAAATGATGAAAAGAATCTTCTAAAGACTTCAGAGCTAAAAAAGAAATCTTCCAATGATTCAATCTTCTTAGATCAATTGAAGTCTATGGTTGTTGCTATTCAAAACGTAACTGATCGTCCAACATTGGAAAAAGCATTAGCTGCTATGCCAGCTGGTGATACTCGCCATCTCCGCAGAGAATATCAAAAAGCTGTGGAATCTGTTGATATGAGACAAACATTTCTTTGCTCACACTGCGAAGAGGAAACCGTGATGGAGGTTCCGCTTTCAGCAGACTTTTTTTGGTTTAAGTGATCAATATCAACAAAACATCTATGAGCAGTTCTTCTATTTAAAGTATTATGGAGGATTCTCACTGTTTGAAAGTTATAACCTTCCAGTTGCTCTCCGAAAATGGTTTGTTGAAAAACTTGTAGAACAACTAAAAGAAGAAAGTGATCAAATAAAGAAAGCTTCAAGGAAATAAAAGAGGGCGGGGTAAAACCCGCTCTTTTTTCTTCTTATCTCTAATTATTTGTATAGTTTTTATTTTATGGAAAAATATTAAATGGCTATTGATGATGTCACTAAAAGTTTAGAAGCTATAAAAGCGCAAAAAGAAGCGACCGAAGCTACAACTAACGCTTCTAACGAGCAATTAAAAGTTCTTAAAGAAATAGCAGACCTACAGAAACAAATTTTAGACATCAATGCAAAAAAGAAAGAGCAAGAAGAAAAAACTCTTAAAGATATACAAAGCGCTAATGTCTCTTTAGAACAACAGTACAAAGCAGCACAAAAAAATTCTAAAGAAAAAGCAGAGGCGGCAAAAGAATACTTAGATGGCTTGGAAGAAGAACTTAGAAACGGTAAAAAAAATAAACAATTAACTGAAGAACAAATAAACTTTATTAGAGAAAAAATTAAAGAATTAAAAAAAGAAAATAAAGAATTAGACGAATTCTTAGTAAAAGAAGAAAAAAGAAAAAATTTTGGTAAAGACATCTTAGCCAATATGAAAGAACAATTAGCTTCTGCTACTGGTCTTGGAAATATATATGCAAATATAAACTCTGGGCTAACAGTCTCGCAGGCTATTTTTAAAGAGTATGCTTCAAACGCAACTGAGCTTTTAAAAACGGTTTTACAAGCAAATGCAGAATATGCCAAAGCGACTGGTGAATTAGCAGAAGATAAAAGACCTGTTTTGTTTGCTAATAATTTAAATCAATTTGGTATTGGCTTCGAAAAAATGAATAAAGCCTCTATCGATTTGTTTAAAAGCATGAATAATTTTTCTAATCAAACTGCCGATGTTAGAGAAGAATTAGCTGCCACAGCTGCGAAACTTGATTTATTAGGTATATCTGCTTCAACTACTGGTAAAACCTTAGAATCTTTAACACTCGGCATGAAAATGTCGACAACAGAAGCTATAAATACTACAAATGAGATGGCAAGAGCTGCAATTGGTGCTGGTATTGCACCACAAAAAATGGCTGATGAGTTTGCTGCTAATATTGGTAAATTAGCTGCGTATGGCAAACAAGGTGTTCAAGTTTATATAGATATGCAAAAACAAGCAAAAAGCTTGGGAGTGGAATTAAATACATTAAATGGTATTGTTGGCGATCAATTTGATACATTTGAGGGAGCAGCAAGAGCAGCTGGTAAACTAAACGCTGTATTGGGCGGCAATTATTTAAACTCAGTAGAAATGCTAAATGCCACAGAAAGTGAGCGTATTTTAATATTAAAGCGTTCATTTGATGAAAGTGGCAAGAACTTTGATGCATTAAGCAAATATGAGAAAAAAGCTGTTGCCGCAACTCTTGGAATCACTGATTTAAATGAAGCAAGCAAGTTATTTGGTAAATCTACAACTGATTTAACTATGGATATGGAGAAACAATCTGCTACACAAGATAAATTAAATCAAATTATGAGAAATGCCGCAACAATTGGAGATAAAATGAAAGAATTCTTCACAGTATTTGCACCTCTTGTAAGGGCTGTTGCTTTTGTGATAGAACTATTAGTCAATATAATTACATTCCTTAATAGCATTTCGGGCGGCTTTTTATCTGTTTTAACTTCTTTGATAACTGGATTTATTGCTCTCAATCTTGTAATCGGTGGTAGCTTATTTGAAAAAATAAGCAAGTTAGGTGGCTTATTCAAGGATATGGGTAAATCTGTAGTGGATTATGTAAAAAATCTAAGCCTATTTAAAAAAGGCACAGAAGAAGCTGCTGAAGCTTCTGGAAAAGCTTCTGGTGGCTTGGCAGAGTCAATTAAAAAAATCGGCTCGGCAGCAGCAGAATCTGGTAAAGGATTAGTTTATTTAGGCGGCGCGATAGCTCTAATAGGCATCGGTATTGGTGCTGCTGCTTTTGGATTAGCACAGTTAGTTGCAGCGTTTAAAGGTCTAACTGGAGAGCAAATGCTTGGTGCGCTTGGTTCCCTCGTTATTGTTTTGGGAAGCTTTATAGTAATGATTGGTATTTTATCAATTGTTAGTGCAAAAGCTGCATTACCTATGTTAGCTCTTGGATTCGCTTTTGTATTAATTGGCGGTGGAATTGCATTGGCTGCGGTAGGAATAAAAGAAATGGTAATCCAACTGGTAGCTTTGAGCAGTTCAATGAGTACTGAGAATATAGCTAAATTAGCAGCTTTTAGCGGCGCGATAATGCTGTTAGCAACAGCCTTCAGCACTATTGGTGCGTCCTCTATTTTTGCATTAGTGGGCTTAACTTTTATTACTGCTTCTATTTTTTCTATATCTGCTGCAATAAATAATTTAGAAATAGATAAGCTTAATGGGTTCTCCTCTTCTATGGAAAACTTTTTAAATTTATTAAAATTTGAAGGAATAAAAGAAAGTGCGAGTGCAATCGCAATTTCAATAAATGAAATAGCCGCTGCGATGGAAAATATACCAGAAGGCAAAACAACTTCGCTACAGACATTAAACGAAACATTGAATGTTGCTAAAACAATAACTGAAGATAATATCAAACCAACAAAAGATTTTATAAATGTTATTAAAGAATATTATCAATTCCAAGCTGATTCAAAAGAAGCCGATAAGGACGCATTGGTACAGGCATTAAAGGAAGTTACAAAAACCTTCGCTACAACTGAAAAAGAAAGAGAAATAACATTAGTAATTAAAGGAAATGAAGTTGCTGCATTATTAAAGGGTGAGAAAACTACAATGCAGGGGCTTTTAACTGGCTTTTCACCAGTAAGATAAAGGAGTAACTTATGTTAAAAGTAACAGACCAATTTACTGGCAATGTAAACGAAATAAGAATTTATTCTTTTTCAATTAGTAGAGAAATTGTATTTAAAGCGTTCTTAACTGACTTTAATGATCAATATACGACAAACTGGAATAATACTGAAATATACGGTCGTATGGATCCAATCTATACTTACAAAAATACAATAAGAAAAATAACTTTAGGTTTTGATGTTCCAAATTTTGATGCGACGGAAGCAAAAGCAAATTCACGAAATGCAGATGTATTAATCAGATCGCTGTATCCAGTTTATGAAACAAATGCGGGACTTGGAACAGAAATAATATCTTCGCCACCACTTTTCAAAATTAAATTTGCCAATTTAATAACAAATGTGGCTAAAAGTGAGGATGAAACCGCAAACGTCACAGCTCAAGAAGGTGGTTTGATGGGCTGGATAGACAGTTACGGGTTTAAACCAGAATTAGATAGCGGTTTTTTTATAGAAGAAGGCAAAATATTTCCAAAGCTGTTCAAGGTTAATTTTAATTTTAACGTCATACATGAACATCCGCTTGGCATGAGCATAGAAAATGGCGCTAAAATGACCAGACCATCGTTTAATCTGTTCAGCCATAATTACTCTAATGAATCATTTGCAGAATTAGAAATTCCACCACCAGTGCAACAAACAATAGCCACTCCAAGCAATAGCCAAGAAGAAAGTAGGAGAAATTTTGTAGAAGTAGTCCCGCAGACCCAAACGCAATTAGGTCCAGTTGCGCCGCAGCCTGATTATTTCCCTCTTAACTTCGGAGGACAATAGTAAATGATTGAAAGATATCTTCAAAGATCTATCTTAAAAAATACTCAAGAAATGTACGATGAATATTTTAGAAATAGAAATGTAAAATATATAAATCAGTACGAAACTCCAACTTTTTCTTTTCCAGAAGTAGAACAATATGCTAATATTCCAACCATAACTCACATTTGGACAGTCGGTGACAGGTTTTATAAATTGGCGCACAAATATTATGGCGATTCAAAAGATTGGTGGATAATAGCAAAATTTAATAATAAACCAACAGAATCACATTTAAGCGTTGGAGATTTATTATATATTCCAACAAATCTACAACAAATTGTAAGATTGATGAGAGGTTAGAATGGCATCAGCAGCGGAAGAAGCTTCAAAAGTAAAAGCAGGAGAAGATTATATTATCCAAAAAGTTCGCCTTGGCGAACAAGCTGCTTTAATGTTGAACGCAGATAATTTAATAGAAAAGATTGCTTCTGGTGATTCTGCCGCTATAAGAGATAGACAGTATAGCAATTTTTGCAAATTTACAGGATCTGCTGGAGGGCATATTGGTCTAACAAATCAGTTATATAGAAATGAGAGTACCGAATACTTATTTAAAAATGTACCAAGCCATATACTCTCTTCTTTATTACCTTCTGTAAAGTTATATAAAGTATTTTATCCATCAGAAAATAATACAGCTGGGTACTCTTGGAGAGTGCCTTTTGACAACGTCGCAGTAAAATATAACGGTGTTACTTCAAAATATGTTGAAACGACATTAGAAGATTTATTAGCTGGGAGGAGCCGTGGTAACGCGGTTGGTATAAAATCATTTTTTTATAAGTTTGTTGGCACAAATCCTGCTGAAGTAAACACAAATATAGAATCGGAATTAGAACTATACTTTCAAGATGTTCGTGACCTTGTCAAAAGAATAGAGTTTGATGAAAATGATCCAAACTTTACAAGCGACGCACCAGATAAAAAGCCCAAAGGCGGATTTTCCTTTGCGTATTCAGACCTTGTTGTGGACAATCCAAGACAAATTCGTGAAGATCCCTCTAAAAAATTAGAATATAACGATAAATATTTTAGATTAAAAGTTGTCTGTGGCTATTCATTACCAAACGAAGAGATTTTGAATACCTTGCCAGATGTAGCTACTATTGAAAATGTGAAAGCTGCTATTAACTCCGCAAAAGTTGTTTTGTACTTAACTCCATACAGACATGATATAAATTTTGAAGAAACTGGTGCCGTTACATTAAAGATACAATATATTGCAGCGATGACATCAATTTTGGCTAATATTGATATTCTTGCAATAACTGGGGAGCACGACAAACTATTGGAGTTAGAAAAAGAATTTAATGAAACAGCATACTCAGAAAATTTACAAATAGATGAAATAAAAAACGATTGTTCTTTGAGCCAAGAAGAGCGGCAAAAAAAAGTCGATGATAAACAAAAAGATTTAGAAAATAAATTAGCCGCACAGAAGTATAAATTAGAAACTGATAAAAATTATCTGTATTCTTCAATTTTCAGAAGATTTCTTGGGCTATCTGAATTTTCTACAAGAGTAAGCCCAAAGGTGTATAGCGTAGTGGTAAATGAATACGCCGTAGGTGCAAGAACAGCTTTTGGTAATGATAGAATTTTACAAAATCCCACTCAAAGAAGATTGATCGCCGCCGCCGAAGCAAGAGATATTAAAAATTTCAAAACTTTATATTTTTCAAGTCAAATAAACGATTTACCATTGACTACGCTCGGCAGAACCTATTCGGATGATGTAGAGACTGTTAAACGCTCAATTCCGTTGGTAGGTAATGTATCGCAAGAAGAGGCATTAAAAGTAAGAGAAAAAGCTGTAGAAACGATCAATGATAAACAACCAAAGTCTTTTCAAGAATCAAGCTCTGGCGAATACGAAGTGAGGTTCGTATTTTTGGGAGATTTATTAGATATTGTACTTGATGAGACAATAAAAATTGCTAACGACTCAGAGAGACCAAGAATAATATTGAGTGATTTTCAATTTGAGATTCCAACCAATCCTATGGGTGATTTAGTTAAAAAAGCAAGTGATGAATCTATAGATCAAACACTTGAACGACTGAATAATCCAAATATAACTGATGCCGCGTATATGAAATATATAACAAATATAGCTAATATTCCTATATCTCTTAATATGCTTCAAAATTTATTGCTTGAAAAATTAGTAAAAACAGGTAGAATAAGATATCCACTTGTCACTTTTTTAAATGATGTGATCACGGAGGTAATAGCGCCAGCAATTGCACCATCTGTTTTTGGTAAAAAAACTACATTAAATAAAACAGTTAGAATGTCTATGTTACCAGTTTCTATACCTTTTATTAAAAGTGGCGATAAATTCATAGATCCGATAACGCAAAGAGGCTCAAATGCACCATTTTTCGGTACAACAGATGAAGCAAAATTAAAATCATTAAAAATTCACAATAATTCAATAATAAATTTTGATTCTAATATTGGTAATTATTTAATAATATACTGCTCAAATCAATTACCAGAAAACATAATTAAAAATGGTGCGCTGTCCGAAGTTGATAGATATAAAAAAGATATAGAGAATGGCGTTTATCATTTTTATATTGGTAGTGATAAAGGTATTATTAAAAAAATTAATTTTTCAAGAACAGACGCTCAATTTTATAAAGAAGCAAGAGCTCAAAACAGCGCTGGTGATCAAAACTTAGGAAGATTAAGAGAAGTTTATGACGCAAATATTTCAATGTTTGGCAATAATATGTTTAGACCTGGTGATTTTATATACATTGAGCCGCTATTTTTTGTGGGTATTGCTGCACTTGATTTACAAAATAAATTAGGGCTTGGTGGTTATTACCAAGTAATTGATGTCGATACAAAATTTAATGAAAATATATTTGAAACCAATATGAGAGCTGTTTTAGCTGGATATGTAGAGGACGGTAAGGTAAAATCAACAGAAAGCACAAGGAGCTGTAACTAATGGAAGAAGAAATAAACAGTTATATACCTTTTTTTAGTGAAAATAAAAATCCTTCTACATTCTCGTTATTTGAATATAGAAAATTTTTCAATGAACAAACTATAGGGTTCATAACCAGCTCATACCTTGAGGCTGTTTTAGCTCCAAATAGTACTTTAAAACAAATACCATTTAGTGACATATATGGTAAAAATTCTTTTTATGGAATTGTAGACGATGAAGAAGACATTGTGCTACCGATAAGCAATCCAGCTTTTCTTAGCTCTATAGGCTCTTCAAATGGTCGTGAAATTCTTGTACAAAATTTTGTTGCTGATGCTCTTCGTGATATGAATGATTACTTAAAAGATCAAAAATTAAAAAACTCGTTCCCAGACTCTCCGTATATCAACATAAAACCAAAAATGAGTTTTTATGATTCAAATAGTTTATATTTAGCAAATTTATTATTACTTGCGAGTGATTTTAAAAATGAATCAATAAAAAATAAAAAATTAAGTTCAAGTGTTATAGATTTTAAAAGCTTTGTAGAAGAATATACAAAATATTTAAAAAACAAAGTTAATTTAATACCATTTACAAAATCAAAAACAGTGAGTTATTTTAATTTTGGTGTATTGTTGAGCGGTCTTGCAATTAATTTTAGCGAAGACGACCCAGGAGATGACACAAACAAGTATATAAAATATTTACTTGATGATGCTTTCGTGTGTTTTTCTGAAGCTTGTATAAGGTTTGGATTTAAATTTGATAAAAACATTCCATTTTTATTAGTAGCAGATATAGCGTCACCAGCTATGAAGCCATATTTAGACAAATACGGAATTAAAAATGTTAATGATTTATTTAAAAAAAGGTTTAAAAAAGTCTATACCGAAGATTTTCAATTGATGAAATATGCATTTTACGACTTGTATAATTTTTTCATAAGAGAAAACGAGGAATACGGAGAAGATTTAAATAAAATATGTTCTAAGGAAGCAAATAAAAATATAAAAAAGATTAGACAGAAAAGTCCACCAAAACAGTCAATAGAAAGCTTTACCGATTTATATTGGATGAGGCTTTATATATATTTAAAATCTTTAGAATTAAATAATCCATACAATCAAGACCAATTTGAAAATATAGTTAGAATTGCAAATAGTTTTGTAAAATTAAATAAAAGCGAAGAAGCTATAAAATTTGTAAATTCAAGATTTGTTGAGATTGTCGGCGAGTCTTTATATTATAACGCTTTACTCTCAAAAAAAAGCGTGTTAGAACTGAATGGCGAGGCGTTTGGAAGTAAGCCAAAAAATGTTATAATATTTTAATAGAGGTTCGCTTGTTGTTTCAAACATTGGACGATAAAAAAGAATGCGTAGGAATCTACGCAGATAACAAATTACATTTTAATAAAATACCAGAAAGCCTAACGGCGTCTTGGAGCTATTCACCCTACTTAAAAGGGCAAGAAATTCAATACGCAAATTTGTATTGCGAAGGAAAAAACCTTGATGAAGTTTGCCCAGAACATCTCCGCGATGAATGGACAGAAATCAAAGGGAGATTAAAAGCTTTTATGTCTTCTTTTATTGAAGCAAAGGTTTCATTAGAAGAAAATTGCTTTTTTGATTTAACGCCACACAGGTTTTTAGAAAAGTACTGTGATATCAAAAACAAAATTACTCAACATGTATTTGATAATTACAAAAAGCCGCAAGAATATGATTTTTATCGCAGATTTAATGAGCTACTTATCGACATTAAATACCGCCCATTAAATATTGATCTTGAAGTCTTAAAGAAAAATATTTTGAATGAAAAAGATCTAACTTACTATCACAAAATGCGTGATGTAAGTAAGGTTGTTGATTACAATCTTTTTGGTTCAATCACTGGAAGGTTAGCAATGAAACGCGGAAGCTTTCCAATCCAAAGCTTCCAGAAGCAATTTCGCTATTGCTTGAAACCTCACAATGATTGGTTTGTTGCTTTTGATATCAATGCTGCTGAGTTAAGAACTTCTTTAGCACTATTAAATTGTACGCAACCGCAGGAAGATTTATATGAATGGATTGGGAGAGATGTTCTTGGAAATGTTTCACGAAGCGAAGCCAAGAAAATTGTCATTGAGTGGCTATATAATTCAAGCAATCCTGTATACCATAAATACGCGGCAAAACTTGACGCGGTTTTTAAAAAAGATGCGCTAAAGAATATCTACTGGATCGGTGGACGAGTTCACACACCATTTGGTCGTAAAATTGAAAGTGACGAGCACCATGCAATTCCGTATTTAAACCAATCAACTTTTATTGATCTTTTTCATCGTCAAGTCTTGAAAGTTGATGACTTCTTGCAAGATAAAAAGAGTTTTGTTGCATTTTTGTTACATGATGAATTTGTTCTTGATATGGCTGAAGATGAAAAGCAACATATTTTAGAGATTACAAAAATCCTACAAAATACACAATTTGGTAAGTTTCTTTGTAACATTAAAGTTGGACGAGATTATGGTAATATGAAAAAGCTTAATTTGAAGGTGGAATAATGTATACAATAATTGCCCTTGGAAATATTGGATGCGACTTAGCTGAACTATTTGAAGCAAATCCAGAGTATAAGGTAAAGCTTTTGGATACTGACATTGAAGGCGACAATTGTTTTTCACTGGCAAAGCAGCAAACATCAGAAGATTATGAAAAGAACGCTCCTGATCTATCTGTTTTTTTTAGCGATGTTAGTGAAAGAATTATTTTTATAGTTGACGGATCTGCAAAAATAGCAGGAGCTTCACTACAGATATTAAAACAATTAAGTCACAAAGAGATTCATATTTTATATTTAAGAGCAGATACGCAATTATTAAATAATACTGGCAGGCTACAAGATAGGGTTGCTTTTAACGTCTTGCAAGAATATGCAAGATCGGGAATGTTTAAAACAACAACGCTGATCAGCATACCAGAGATAGAAAATATTCTTGGTGATATGCCTATTGTTGAATATAACAGAAATATAAATCGTGTTATTTACAATTCTGTTACTGCAATCAAAAAATTTGAAAGCGAAGAAGCAATTATTGATAATTCAAGCCAACCAAATGAAATAAGCCGTATTGTGACTTATGGTGTATATAGCCTTGAAAATGATAATGAAAAACTTTTTTATCCATTAGATTTTGTTGATGATAAATGTTATTATTTTGGAATTAATGAAAACGACTTAAAAACAAACAGCAAGCTATTTAGACTTATAAAAGAACGTATGCGTGACAAAGTTCTTGACAATACTAAAATTTCCTATAGAATACATCACACAGGCTACGAACAAAGCTTTTGTTATGTGGTCGCATGGAGCAGAAAGGTTCAAGAATGAGGGCATATACAGGAACATTTAAAAAGAAAGATGGAAGCCTTAGAACAATGACGTTTGCTAAGTTGCAAGATCTACCACAGCAGTTTCTTACTGAAACACTAAAAGGTGGAAAATCTGCTAAACAAATTCAAGGCTCTGAGATAGTATATGATTTAGACCTACGCGAGTTTCGTGTATTTAATTGGAATGCTGTCGTTGGTCAGGTCGTAGAAAAAGATATTAATTTTTAGCTTTACTCTCGCCACAGACCGTGGTAGAGTCATAACAGTTCGGTGGGAAGATTTGCCCCCGACAAAGGAGAAATACACATGGGTATCGACGTAAAGAAAATGCAAGCCAAGCTCAACGCTCTACAAAATAAGGGAGGCGGTTCAAAGACTGCTTTCTGGAGTCCAAAGGAAGGCAACAGTTATTCTGTTCGTGTTGTTCCAACGCCAGATGGCGATCCATTCAAGGAATTCTGGTTCCACTATGAATTAGGAACACAAGGCGGTTTCCTTTGCCCAAAGAAGAACTTTGGTGATGTTTGTCCTGCTTGTGAGTTTGCCAATAAGCTATATCGTGAAAAGACTGAGGAATCAGCAAAGATGGGTAAGAAGTTCCTTCCCCGTCAACGCTTCTTCTCGCCTGTAGTTGTTCGTGGCGAGGAAAAGGAAGGTATCAAGGTTTGGGGTTATGGCAAGAATGCCTATCAAGATCTAATCAATCTTGTACTCAACCCAGACTATGGCGATATCACCGACCCAGAACAAGGTACAGATCTTGCGCTTTCTACAAGCAAAGCTCCCGGTCAAAGCTTCCCAATCACAAAGATCACCCCTGCTCGTAAAACAAGCAAGCTTTGCCAAGGCGGTTCTGCCGAATGTAAGGAACTTTTAGATAGTCTTCCAGACTTTGATAAGCTTCATACACGTAAAACAACTGAGGAAGTTGCTACTATTCTTGATGAATATCTTGCCGCTGATCACAGCGAAGAAGAAACAGAAAAGGCTTCTTCTGAAACTGCAAAGTTTGGTGCAAAGTCAACCCCTTCCAAGCCTTCTGCTAAGAAAGAAGTTCGTAATGCAGTTGATGAAGCATTTTCGCAATTAATGGATTCTTAACAAGAAAAATATAGTGTAGTATAACTGGGGGACAGGAGAAATCTTGTCCCCCTTTACTTTGGAGAATAACATGAAGAAAAAAGAAAATAGCGGAGCAGGAAAAGTTTCAATCGCTGATATGCGAGCAATGATTAATAAAAAATTAGGTCGCGAAGTTGCATATGACTTGCAAGAAGATAATCCAACAGAAGTTACAGAATGGATTTCTACAGGATCACGTTGGCTTGATTCAATCATATGCCGTGGTAAGTTAGCTGGCGTACCAGTTGGTAAGATTACAGAATTAGCTGGTCTTGAAGGCTCTGGTAAAAGTTATATGGCAGCACAAATTGCTGCTAACGCCCAAAAACAAGGTATTTCAGTTGTATACTTTGATAGCGAAAGCGCTATCGATCCAGACTTTCTTGTAAAAGCTGGTTGCAATATTGAGAAGCTACTGTATGTTCAGGCAGATTCAGTAGAATTCGTTCTTGAGACAATTGAAGATTTGCTGAAGACTACAGATGAGAAGTTCTTATTTGTTTGGGATTCAATGGCATTAACTCCAAGCAAAACAGACATTGAAGGTGATTTTGATCCACAATCTTCAATGGCAGTTAAACCACGTATTCTTGCAAAAGGTTTGTCAAAGTTAATTCAACCAATCGCTAATAAACAAGCAACCCTGTTGATTCTAAATCAATTAAAGACCAATCTTACAGTTCAAAATCCAAAATACGCAACAGATTCAGAAAAATACTCAACTCCAGGTGGAAAAGCTTTAGCTTATTCATACAGTTTGCGCATTTGGTTAACTGGTCGTAAAGCAAAAGATTCATTTGTTATTGATGAACGTGGCTATCGTATTGGTTCTGAGGTCAAATGCCGTCTTGAGAAATCACGCTTTGGTTCACAGGGTCGCGAATGCTTCTTCCGTATTATGTGGGCAGATCGTGTTGGCGTTCTTGATGAAGAAAGCATCTTTGAAGCGGTTAAGCCATTTATCAAGCAAAGTGGTGCTTGGTATGAATTAGACGTTGGCGGTAAACCAAAGAAGTTCCAAGAAAAGCAATGGGTGGAATTAATGAAGGGTGATGAAGAATTCCAGAAGACTGTGTTTGATCTAATGGAAAATGAAGTTATTGTTAAGTTTGATACCCGTGAAGGCGATGCAAAAGCTTTCTATAATTTAGAGGGTGAATCTGCTGCCGAATAACTATTTATGTTATTTGGGAGAAAACACATGAAAATTACTAAAGAATATTTAAAACAATTGATTAAAGAAGAGTTAGAAGGAGTTTCTGCAACTCCTGTATTTGGTAAATCAGAAAGCTTAGAAGATGAAATGCTTAAAAGAGTAAGAAGCTTAATAGGCTTTATGCAGCAACAAGATACATACACGACTTTAACAGATACTACTTATGGAATTAGTCCTAAATTATTTTTAGCATTAGAAGATGCATTAATAAATTATGTTAATAAAGTTGGTAAAGAAGATTAATTTATTAAAATAAAATAAATCTCTCTTGACTTGCCCGCCCCACTCTGGCATACTGGCTGGAGTGGGGTTTTTTATGTCAAAAATTGAGTGGTCTACGATCAATATTGAATCAGCAAAAAAAGTAAAAATTATTGGAGATAATGGACCTATCAAGATTATTATTGGGGGTCCGTTGGACAATGGTAATTATTGGTGGACGATTAAAGTTGAAGAAAAAGGCGAAGCGGACACAATAGAAAGTGCTCGACAGGCAGCGTTGGATAGTGTAAGGTATGAACTTGAGGTGATCGCATGAGGAAATTAGTTTATAGCTTCCCAGACGAAACTAAGCCAAATCAAATAGGTGAATTTGTTTGCACTGAGCAAGAAGCTATCAAAATCCAACGTGAATATGCCTTAAAAACACATGGGTATAGTTATGAAACAGATCAAATGGCAATAGACGATTACATTTGTGTAAATTGGGCTTATTGGCTGGAGGAACTATGAGCGCACAATCTTATTGCCCAAACTGTGATATTGTTTATTCTATGGCTCACGAATGTTGCCCACTTTGTATGCTAAAACAGGTTAGCGGTGAACTATGCGATAAATGTGGTTGGGCTATGCGGTTTCCACAAGAACCCTGCCGTTGCGAGTTGTGGGAAGAAAATAAAAAACTTCGTAAAGCCCTGCAACTTGTTCGGAGAAACACTCCAGATTATCTACCAGAATACAATAGTGGCGAGTCACCGTCAAAAGTGGTAGAAGAATGTAGTGTAGAAATAGCAATGGGTTTAGTTAAACTAAATAAAATCTTAAATCATCTTGGAATAGAGGTTGATGATGACTGACGCTGAAAAAATTGAATGGCTTTCTGCTACCAACAAAGCCCTTATGGAATCGCAGGAGCGATTGGCGGGTGAAATCAAAGAACTACGCCAAATGCTTGGAGATACAAGAGCATTTTTAGCAATACATGTATGGGATAATGAACGGTCTTGTTGTTTTTATTGCGGAGAAAAAGATTATGGCGTTACTGCCGATGATTGCAAAGAAGCGCCAGATTATGAATTGGCTAAAAAAATTGACGAGGTATTGAAATGAGTAAATACCAAATAGAACCCCATTATGAATTAGACAAAGGCTGCAAATGTCTATCCTGTTGGAGTCCTACTGGTAAATGGATTGTTACGCACGATGATGATTATACATTTGAAATGCTGTTTGATACAGAAGAAGCAGCAAAGGAATGGGTTGAGAAAAATGAAACCATCTAACGAACATCTATTAGACGATCTTATCCGCGCTGCAAGCGATAATAATGAGTTTGACAACAGGAGCAAGTTGGAGTATCTTCGTGGGGAAGTATTGAGGAGGATGAAGCGATGAGCGATAAAGTGTCTACTTATACCTACATTGATACAGATGGCGAAGCATACAATCGCGGCAGAGCAGAAGGCAACGCAGATGTTGCTGTTGAACTACGAAAACTTGTTGACCCATTAGACAAAGAACATCTAAATCTAACAGGCACACTAAAAAAAGTAGAGCTGCTATTAGCAGAAAATGAACGGCTGCGGAAGCAAATTTCCGACGAGCATAATCGTGCGATGACCTACATGAACGACCTCATGGGCGCTAATAATGAGATAGAGTGTCTGCGTGCTGAACGTGATAAAGCATTAGCTGATAATGAACGGCTGCGAGAAAGTCTTGCTTCTTCAGAGGCAACGTGGTATCTTTGTCACGATGGTAGCGAGGATGCGTGCTGTAAAGCGCACGATTAGAGGATAAAATGGCTCTGGGCTTGGCATGTCAATGGGTGGAACCAAGAATAAAACGCGATGGAACCACTATTTATGAAAACATCTTAGATGAAAAATCTTTGCAATTAGGCGCATACAAAAATGGCAAATATTCAAGAGAAAGAATTCTTGAGACATATCGTGGAAATGTCAAAGAAATCCTGCGAGTCATTTCTTATCTCAATGAGTGCAACATCAAGTCTTTCAGACTTTCAAGTTCAATATTCCCATTATTTGAATTCTGTGGAGATATTGCTAAAAACGATGAACAAATTAAAACAAACCTCGCACTTGCTGGGCGAAGGTTCAAAGAGTCAGGAATCAGAGTAACAACGCATCCTGGTCAATTTTGTGTTATTAGTAGTGATAGCGATAGAATTGTAAATAATAGCGTTAGAGAACTTGAATACCACGCTTGGATGTTTGATGCTATGGGTTTTGAACAAACTCCATATTATGCCATTAATATTCATGGCGGAAAAGCAAATCGTAGCGAACGAATTGTAGAGGTTTTTGTAAACTTACCAGATAATATCAAGAAGAGACTTACTCTTGAAAACGATGAAAAATGCTACAACGTTCGCAAGCTTATTAATATCAGCGATAGGACTGGCGTTCCTGTTGTTTTCGATTCCCATCATTTTACTTTTGGGAGTGATGATTTGGGTTTTAGCGATGCCTTTCACGGAGCTATTGCTACTTGGGGTAAAATTAAGCCTCTTCAGCATATCTCTAATACTGAAATTGGTATGGAGAATGCAGCATACAACAAAAAGCGAGCGCACTCACAACTTATCCGTTACGTGCCAGAAGAACAATTGCAAGCTATGCGGGATGATACAATAGATGTTGATGTTGAGGCAAAATTGAAAAACATCGCTCTAATTAAGATGAGAAAAGATTTTGGGATCAAAGCTTAATGGATTTTATCAGAAAACATAAATATTTATTTGCTTTTGTGTCCTCAATGTTTCTTGAGTTTTGGTTCTCTATGTGTGCTTATTCGGCAAATCATAGTAACTATCCATTAGCTATTGGAGCGAATCTAACATATCCATTTGTTAGTATGTTGCCTATGGTTCTATTAGTAGAAGAAGAAGGTCTTAAAAATAAAATAAAGGTTGCCTTTTTTAATGGACTCGGGTATGCTACTGGTACGGTGTTCTTCCTGTATTTCTTAAAAGAAAGGTTAGATCTATGACAGACGAACAAACAAAAAAGTTATATGAAAAATATCCGAAGATTTTCGGACAAAAAGATCTTCCAATGAACCAAACATGCATGTGTTGGGGTTTTTCTTGTTCTGAAGGCTGGTATGACCTTATTGATACGCTTTGTCATTTGATCCAAAACCATATTGATCATAAAAAACTACCACAAGTTGAAGCTGTTCAGGTAAAAGAAAAATATGGTGGTTTGCGCTTCTATGTTAATCACGCAGATCCTTATGTTGATGCGCTAATTGATATGGCTGAATCTATGTCTTATAATATTTGTGAGTATTGTGGCAATAAAGGGAAACCAAATAGAAGCGGTTGGATCACAACTCTTTGCGAACCCTGTAGGACTACTTATAATAAAGAACGGGGAATCATAGACGACGCCGAAAGCGAGGAAACATGATATTTGCTGAAACCGCCAACACCAGGTCAATTAATAAAGTACAAATTAAATGGTTACGACAATCTTCCCTATATAGATGAAGGGATAGGTTTCATAGAAGCTGTTGTTTACGACGAGCAAAAAGGTTACAGAGTACGAGTGCATATTTTTAATAAAGTGAGACACAGAAGAAAAAATTTTGTGCAGATACACATTGGTTCAATAGACGAAGAATATTCAATAGGTGATTTCTATAATTTTTTTAAGATATTAGAGCATTAAATGGGTTACAAACCAAAAGTTGGAGACTTGGTAGAATATACCGATTCTTGGAATGGTGATAAAAAAGTTCTTGCAGTTGTAATAAAAGTTAATAAAGAGCGAGAAAATAACGGAACTGTCAATCTAAAATTAGTATTTAATGAAGATAAGGTTCGTAATTATGTTTTCATAGGAAACGTAAAACTACTTTCAAAAGCCTCTTGACAAGAAAGCCAACCAGTGGTAAGATAAGAACACTGGGAGGTTTTATTTTATGGATAACGATGGACCGCAGGAGATGATTCTTAGTAAGAAGGATGCCAGCAACCGTGTTCGGAGGTATCTTTCAGTTAGCCAAGAAAATGGCTGAGTGTTCTACTTATGGTAACTTTCGTCATGGTGCTGTGCTTGTTCGGGGCGGCGCTGTCATTAATCTTGGGATCAATTCTGAAAAGTATTCTTCTGTTGGTGCGAAGTTTCGTCCCGAAGAAAAGGGTGTTTCTACCTATCACGCAGAAATTAAAGCATTGCTCAATATCCCTCGTTCGCAAACTAAGGGGGCAGTAATGTATGTTGCCCGTGCAAGCAAAGGCAAACACGAAGATCGTATGAGCAAGCCTTGTACGATGTGTCATGCATTGATGCAGGAACGTGGTATTAGTCAAGTTTTTTATAGTGTTGATGCCGATAATATCGGTACTTACAAATTTTAGAGGTCGATATGACATACGAAGAATTACTCGAAGAAAACAAAAAACTAAAGGATGAAATCCAAGAAGCTTACGAGGTTCTTTATCCTGCCGGTTTGGTAAATGGTAAAGGCGAAGAGATTCCCACCAATCTTATTGAACGAGCAAAGATGGCTGTTATGATTATGCAATCAGAAGCTGATTATGCAGATGAAGTTCAAAAAGAATTAGATGAATTGAGGGAAGAATGCAAAAGAAAAAAGTCTTAATCATAGATGGTAACAACAATTATTTCCGAGCTTATATTGTTGATCCAAGCGTATCAACAAATGGACAACCTATTGGTGGATTAAAAGGATTTATTAAAATCCTGCAAAAGCTATGCCGTGAAGTAAATCCAAATCGTGTCGTTATTTGCTGGGACGGCAAAGGTGGTTCTGCAAAACGCAGAGCTATGAACAAAAACTATAAAGAGGGAAGAAAACCAATCCGCCTTAATAGGAATATTCAGAATCTATCAGATAATGAAGAAATTGATAATAAAATTTGGCAGATGACGCGATTGGCAGAATATATCAATGAGATGCCAATCGTCCAATTACTATTGGATAGCGTTGAAGCAGATGATCTTATTTCAGCTGTTGCAAACCATCATACGCTACAAAATTATAATAAGGTAATTGTGTCCAGCGATAAAGATTTTATCCAGCTTTGTAACGATTCAACAATTCTTTACCGACCAGTTCAACATGAAATTCTCAATAAGAAAAAAATTGTTGAAGAGTATGGAATCCATCCAAATAATTTTTGTTTAGCCCGTGCGCTTTCTGGCGATAAATCAGATAATATTGAAGGTGTTGACGGTGTTGGTTTGCCAACCGTCGCAAAGCGTTTTCCGATGTTAAAAGAAGAAAAAAGTTTTACAATCGATGAAGTGTTGAGTGTCTGCAAAACAACCGAAGCAGACGTAAAAGCCTATAAAACAATCTTGGAACAACAAAACCGTGTTCGTGATAATTATAAAATCATGCAGCTTGGTGTGCCAAATATTTCCGTGCAGGATAGTGAAAGTGTCAGCTTTGCATTAGAAAATAGTGAGTGTACATTTAATAAATTAGAAATAATCAGGATGTCCATTCAAGATGGTTTTGGCGAAATGGATTTTTCAGATTTGTTCATGCAGCTTAAAAAGATTCAACTTGAAAACTGCTGATGGTCTGGTGTATAGTTAGCCTTCAACGGAGAGCAGATGTCGTTTACAAACGAAAAAGCAAGCTTTGAAAAATATGGAACAAAGTTCCAAGACAATTTAGTACAAATTATGTTAGATGACCGCGTATTCTGTGATCAAATCTCGGAAGTATTAGATCCAAACTTTTTTGAGTTAAAATACCTTCGTCTTTTCGTAGAAAAAGTTTTTGATTATCGTAAAAAGTATGGAACGCATCCTTCACGCGATACAATTACAACAATTCTACGAACAGAGATCGATAAAGAGCCAGAATTATTGCAGAAGCAAACACGTGAATTTTTTGCAAGAGTTCAAGCTAATGAATTTTCATTAGATGGCGAACAACATATCAAAGATGTTTCTCTTGATTTCTGTAGAAAGCAGAAATTAAAAGAGGCTATGATTAAATCCGTAGGATTGATTCAACAATCATCTTACGACGAGATCAGTAAAATAATTAATGATGCCCTAAAGCTTGGCACCGATAATAATCATGGTTATGATTTCATCATTGACTTTGAGAAGCGATTTGAAATTATGGCTCGTAATCCGCTAACAACTGGTTGGGAGCTTATTGATGGTATTACAAAGGGTGGATTGGGCAAAGGCGAATTGGGTGTTGTTGTAGCACCAACTGGTGCTGGTAAAAGTATGGCATTGGTGCATCTTGGAGCAGAAGCATTAAAAGCTGGCAAGAATGTGGTACACTACTCATTGGAACTTCAAGATAAAGTTGTTGCTCTTAGATATGATTCTTGTATCTCTGGTATTTCCCTTACTGACGTAAAGGACCAAAAAGATATTGTTTGGGAAAATATTAAGGATATTAAGGGCAAGCTTATTGTCAAAGAGTATCCAACCAAGTCTGCAACAACAAATACAATTAAGACTCACCTTGAGAAACTGAAGCGTAAAGATTTTAAAATTGATATGGTCATTGTTGACTACGGCGATCTAATTAGACCAATCACCGCGCAACGTGAGAAGCGTAATGAACTGGAGAGCATTTATGAAGAACTCAGAGCTATTGCCCAAATTTATGGGTGTCCTGTGTGGACTGCATCTCAAACTAACCGAAGCGGACTTAACGCAGAGGTTATCACGATGGAAAGTATTTCAGAAGCCTTCAATAAATGCTTCGTCGCGGATTTTATCTTTACAATCTCAAGAACAATAAAGGATAAAAACACAAACGAAGGACGTATTTTTGTTGCTAAGAACAGAAACGGACCTGATGGATTAGTATTCCCTATTTTCATGGATACAAGTAATGTTAAGATCAAAGTCCTACAACAAAGTACTGAAACAGCAACAGAAATCATGGAAAAAGCAACAAAGAAACAAGAAGCAAACCTAAAAGAAAAGTATAAAAATTATAAAAAGGAAAATAGACCATCATGAAAAAAATTGTAATGTTTTCAGCAAGTTGGTGTAATCCATGTAAGCAAGTAAAACCAATATTCCAACAATTAAAGGAATCAAGAAACGACGTTCAATTTGAAATCGTTGACATCGACGAAAATCGTGACATGGCAAATGATTTTAATATCACTGGCGTTCCAACCTTTATGTTGATTGAAGACGGCGAAGAAGTTAAGCGTTTGGTAGGAGCAGCTAATGTAACTAAAATTAAGGAGATAATCTAATGTCACAGTGGTCTAACTTAGCAAAAGTAGTTTATAAGCGCACGTATGCCCGTAAAGATACTGGCGTTTTAGAGAATTGGAGCGACACAGTTGATCGCGTTATCCGTGGAAACGTGCAAGGACACAACGTAAGCGAAGAAGAGATTGCTCGTCTAAAATATTATCTAACTAATCGCAAAGCTGGTCCTGCTGGTCGTGGTTGGTGGTATAGCGGCGCTCCATCACACAAAAAACTTGGCGGTGTTGCCCTAAATAACTGCTGGTTTGTTGCTGGTGATGAATGGACTAATTTCGTATTAGCACAAGATTTGCTAATGTTAGGCGGCGGCGTTGGTATGTCTGTAGAACACAGATTTGTCAGCAAATTACCAAGAGTTAAAAAGGACGTTAATATTGTTTCAAGGGATACAAAAGACGCTGATTTTATAGTCCCTGATTCACGCGAAGGCTGGAATGAATTGACTCGTAGAGTTTTAGAATCATTCTTTGAAACAGGGCGCTCATTTTCGTATTCAACCGTTTGCATACGTCCTGCTGGTGATCCTATCCACGGCTTTGGTGGCACAAGCAGCGGTCCAAAACCTCTCGTATTATTCGTAGAAAAATTGTGTGCAATTTTGAAGGCACGCGAAGGTCATAGAGTCAAGCCGCTCGACGCCGCAGACATTCTCTGCTCAATTGGTGAAATGGTTGTTGCTGGAAATGTTAGACGTTCAGCAATTATTATCCTTGGAGATCCTTGGGATAAGGAATATCTAAAAGCAAAACGTTGGGATCTTGGCAATGTTCCAACACAACGCGCTATGGCTAATTTTTCAGTTGTTGTTGACGATACAGAAGATTTACATCCTCTATTTTGGAAAACATACGAAGAAGGTGAACCATTTGGAATTGTTAATAGAACTAATATTCAAGCTTTTGGAAGAATGGGAGAGCAAAAAGCGGATACAGCAATTGGAGTTAATCCATGCGCCGAAGCAACACTTGAAGATGGCGAACCATGCAATCTCCAAGAAATTGCATTACCAAACCTTGCAAATGAAGCAGAATTTATCGAAGCTGCCAAGCTAATGCATCGTTGGGGCAAGCGCGTAACAACAGAAAAATATCATCAACCAAAATGCGATGCCGTTGTAAAACGCAATCGTCGTATTGGAACTGGTATCACAGGCTGTTTGCAAAGCCCATTGTTTACTCCAGATGTTCTTGATAGGGCATATGCCGCTATTCAAGAAGAAAACATCGCATACTCAAAAGAGTTAAATATTCCAGTGAGCTTAAGAACAACCGTGATTAAACCATCTGGAACTATTAGTAAAGTATTTGATTCTTACGAAGGTGTACATCCAGCTTACTCGCGCTATATTATTCAACGTGTTCGCTTTAGCGGCAATGATCCTTTACTTCCACTATTACGCGAAGCTGGTCACTATATGGAGCCAGTAATGCGCTTTGACGGAACATTAGACCACAACACGCAGGTTGTTGATTTCTATGTTGCTGCACCAGAAGGAGCACCAGTTGCCGATGAAGATTGGACAACTTGGAAGCAATTAGACGTTGTTAAACTTGCTCAAAAACACTGGGCAGACCAAGCAGTAAGCGTCACTGTTTACTATCGTAAGGAAGAATTACCAGCACTAAAGGCTTGGTTAGCGGATAATCTTAAATATTTAAAGACTATTTCATTCCTTTGCCATAGCGAACATGGTTTTAAACAAGCACCAAAAGAAACAATCACCAAAGAACAATACGAGAAGTTATCAGCTAAGATTAAGTCAATTAATACTGATAATGCTGGAGATGGTGATTTACAAAGTTCTATGGAGTGTGAAGGAGGCGTTTGCCCGATTAAATAACTATTTATAATCTTTTACAAAATACAAGGGGAAAATAAATGAAGATCACAAGAGAGTATTTAAGAAGAATCATCAAGGAAGAGTTAGAGAGAACATTGAATGAAGAAGTGGAACAAGCGCAAGATGAGGGTGACATAGTGCTTGGAAGAAAATTAGTAGAATTAGAAAAAAAATACATTCCATCAAATGTTCAAAGCGATATTTTTAACTTAGCTTTTAATTCAGCTACTGGATTTGCTTCAAAGATGAGAGATGGCGATGACTTAATGAGATTTATAGCTCCTCATGTTGCAAAACAATTTGCCCCATACTTCAAAGAAGTTATTAACTTAATAGGGCAATACCCAGTATTAAAAAATCCAGCAAAAGGCGAGAGATATGCTTTTGCCTCTAAACAAAAAGCATATCAAGAAGAAAAAAATCAAAAACTATAGTAGCTAACTCCTCTTTACAACTAAACCCCTCTGTGATATAAAAGTCTCAGAGGGGTTTCTTTATGCATAAATTAAACAAAGAATTCTTGGAAGAACAATTAACAAGGCGCTTAAATAAAAAAGTTGAATTGTCCAAGGGTGTTTATTATTCATCCGAAGAGATGGCAATTTATAGACAAATTCTTGTCGAAGGAAAAAACACAGGAATAAAATTCGACGTAGATGACTTGACAGAGTACCAACAGCGTGGTATCTTAGACAAACAGCTGGACAGACTGGCTGCAAGACTTTCAAACAACGGAGAATAAAATGGGTAGCGTAATGGGTGTTAGCGATGAAAAGCCAAAGAGCAAGGAAGAGCGAGTCAAGGATTTCGTGAAGTCAATTCGTGCCGTTGAACAGGCTATGGAACCTTTTAAGGATCAACGCAGAGATCTAAAGAAGAACTATGTTGAAAATGGCTGGTTGGACAAGAAAGAAATGAGCAATCTAACCAAAGCTATGCGCCTTGTAAAAGACGAAACCGATATGGATTCCCTACTTGAAATGTACAAAAAAGTAAAGGGAGCGTAATATGTATTTTTATCCTCGCAACAAATATCTTCACGTAGAATTACCACAAGAAGATGCAGAGGATAATACCAGCACAACAGCGAGCGGGTTTGTTTTGCCCCCAGAATACAAGAGGCAGAGCAGCCCGTTAGTTGTTGTTCGTTTGGTAGCCGCTGCAAAAGGTTCGGATTACACAAAAGACGAAGGATCTTTTCTTGTAGTTCCTTCGCATAACGTAGAAACCATTGAAGTTGATGGCAAGAAAGTTTCAGTTGTTCCAGAACACGTTGTTTATGGGACCGTCGTAAAGGTAAAATAATGGATTCTGGTCAAAATAAAGTAGAGCTATTAGGGTGGTATGGAGGCGACTTAACTCATGGTCTTTCTGCTTGGACAAGCACAAGTCGTGATTTAACCGATGAAAAACGCCAACGTCTACCAAAGCTTATTCAGATGTTAGCAGAAAATGATCATGGAACGCCTTTTGAAAAAAGCATGATCCACTTCCTTGTAACAACTGATATTGCGACACATATTCATTTACTTAAGCATCGTATTGGTGTATCTATTAATGGTGAAAGTGCGCGATATAAAGAATTGAAAGATGATAAGTTTTATATTCCACAAGATTGGGATGAAGACGAGCGAGTTCGCTATATTACCTTCATGGAAGATTCACTGAAAAAATACCACGAAACACTTGAGCGATTAGTTGCAAAAGGTGTTTCGCGTAAGCGAGCAAAAGAAAGCGCACGTTTTTACCTACCTTACGGTAATCAAATCACGGCAGATATTTCTTTTAACTTCCGCAGCTTTATGCATTTTCAAGAGTTACGGAATAGTGAACATGCCCAATTAGAAGTTCGTGAAATTGCAAAAGAAATGTTGTATCAAGTGCAAGACACTGGTGCATTTGATCTTTCTTTAGAAGCTTTCGGCTACTCTAAATAAAATGCAGCGAGTCTTAGAATTAGAATACGATGAGATAATCTTCGGTCTAAACTTAGACTCGCTACGTTTTTCTTATGCTAAAAACATACCAATATTTTATACTTTGAATGGAGTATCTGTTCCTCCAATGTATGATTTTGTTGATCCAAAAATAAAACGTGATGAATTTGATGATTTACAATCAAGGGTTGCCCTATTAGGTTTAACACCTGCCAAAGCAGGGCAATCTGCAAGGCTTGAGGACAACAACACACTAAAGCTTATAAGCTTAAGCAACATGGTTATTAGAGTTAAATTTAATAAGCTATGGTTAACTAATCTTGGTGTTGCAGAATTAGAAGAAACGTTACCAGAATCCGAATTAGTAGATCACATAAATCTTGTTGCTGATCCTATTAGTGTTCGCTCTGGTCTTTACCACGATTATTGGGAATTGGAAACTGATGGCAACGATTTTGTAAAAAAGATTATATTCAAGCTCTCTGAGCGGTTTTTCTATAAAAATACAGATAATAAAAAAGATTGCATTGCCCTTTCATATATAAAACCAGAGCATATGGAAGATATGGAATATTCAGAGTTAGCATCTCGTATGAAAACTGCTCACTACATGAAAAAAGCAGGAATAAAAGGCAGATGGGACAATACAAATGGATACCACAAGCCCATCAAATTAGAATCCGTTTGCCGAATTGTTTATCCTCAATATAAATTAACTTTTAAGGATTTACCAAGTAATATGGGGATGCTTTATGACATTCCTGCACCACATTTAAAGGATGATTTATATGGGGAAATTAAAAAGATACCAGTACAACAAAATTGATCATATTGCTGGAATCGTTCCAATTGGCGGAAAGGCTCTTGATTTCCAAATGCCTTGGCACGATGCACTAATTCCAGTTGCTCCAGATTATTTAGCAATTGAGCAAGCGGTTTATCAATGCGCCGTTGCTGGTTGCGATACAATTTGGATTGTTGGTCATAAAGGAACAACGCCATTAGTTCGTCATAGACTTGGTGATATAGTAATTGATCCTAATTCAATTCCAGGATCGGAACAATTTCACTTTGCAAGACGCAAAGAAATACCAATTTTCTATGTTCCAATCCTACCAAAAGATTATGACAGGCGCGATAGTTTAGGATGGAGCGTTTTACACGGAGCAGATGTTGCTTTCCGTGTTTGCTGTTTTATTAGTAAATGGGTTGCACCAACACGATATTTTTGTGCGTTTCCATATGGAATCACATCGGTTGAATTTATAAAGGAGAATAGGGAGAAGTTTTTTACTGGAGAAGTACCAACGATCTTCTCATATGGCGGCAAAAATGTTAAGGACGGGTTGCATATACCATTTCTGTTCAGCGCAGGAGACTATAAAAAATGTAGAGATATAGTAAAAAAGAAGAATATAGAAGATTGGGAGAAGAGAAAAGAACGGGATGCAAGAGAATTTACTCTGCAAGAAATATTCGAGCCACTTGACACCTCTAATGGTTCTGTGGTAGAGTTACCTTGGTTCTACGACATCGGTTCGTGGGCAAATTATTGCAAATATACTTCAAGTGAACAAGCTCTACTATTAAAGAAGCATAAAGAAGTTTTTATAAGAGAGAAGAGAAGAATATTTCCTACAGAGAGAGAAATAAATGGTGAAGGAAAACTGGAAGAAGAAGTACGAGGATCTGAAGAATAATTTTGATCGTCTTGACAGACATAATGATGTGTTGTATCGTCTATTTGTAGCTGCAAGAAAACTCAGAAATAATGGTCACGATAGAGATATTATTGCGGAAGCATCTCAGGAATTATTTGCCGCCATTGGTGACGTTGAAAACTTTGAGAGGAATTTAAAAAATGACTGATCGCAAGAAATCTTCACTAAAATTTACAAATCTTCACGGACACGATACCTTTTCTATTTTTGATGGAATGGGATATCCTGACGAACATATTGATTTTGCGTATGGCAATGGTTTGGACGGAATGGCGTTTACAAACCACGGCTCAATGAATTCGTTCTCTTATGCTTTTATGAAAGCTAAGAAAATGAAAGACGAAGGCAAGACTGACTTTAAAGTTATTTATGGCATCGAAGCTTATATTCACCCGTCTATCCCAGAATGGAAGAAGGAAAAGGTTAAGCACAACGAAGATGCTAAACTTGCAAAACAAGTTGACGACGATGTTGGTCTTGTCGTGGAAGATGAAAGCGAAACTAAAAAGGGTAAACATGGAACACTTAATCAACGTAGCCACCTTGTCCTTGTGGCGCAAAACCAAACAGGACTCAATAACCTTTTCAAAATGGTTAGCGACTCCTATCGTGGCGATAACTTCTATCGTTTTCCCCGTATGGACTACGAGCTACTTAAGCGATATTCTGATGGAATCATTGCTTCTACAGCCTGTATTGGCGGTATCCTTGGCAATGATTACTGGCGTAATCGTGACAATGGCGATTCAGCGGTTCTTGCCGCAATGGAACAAACTGTCAAGCAAATGATGGAAATCTTTGGTGATCGCTTTTATGGCGAACTGCAATGGGCTATGAATCCAGACCAACATAGGATCAATCAATTTATTATCCAGCTGTCAAAGCAATATGGATTTAAGTTGGTCACAACCTGCGATGCTCATTATCCTTCTCCCGATCTTTGGAAGGATCGTGAGATCTATAAAATGCTTGGTTGGCTTGGAAAGAATAAGGATGAACTGAGCATTGGAAATCTTCCTGTTTCTTTGGAAGAAATGGCATATCAGCTTTATCCAAAAAATGGTGATCAATTATATGAATTCTATAAGCTTACTTCTAAAAAACTTGGCTTTTCTTATGACGATAAGCTTATTGCTGAAAGCATTGAGAGAACGTCAGAAATTGCAGCAACGAGAATTGAAAGCTATACGCCAGACACAACCATCAAACTTCCGTCGTTCGTAGTTCCAGAAGGCGAAACTGCTGATGATATGCTTGTGAAGATCGCTATTGATAATCTAAAAAAGCATAATCTTCATAAGGATAGCGAATATGTTGCTCGCTTAAAGGAAGAATTACACACGATTAAAGATCGTGGTTTCTCAAAATACTTCCTTACAATGAAGACTATTGCCGACAAGTCAAAAGAAAAGCAATTGTGTGGAGCTGGTCGTGGATCAGGCGCTGGTTCGCTTGTTTCTTATTTGTTGAATATTACTGAGGTTGACCCAATTAAGTATAAACTCCAGTTCTCACGATTCATTCGTAAGAATGCTAAGGATTATCCTGATATTGACTTTGACGTTTCCGATCCAATGGAAATCAAAGAAACAATGATTAAAGAATTTGGTGAGGATTGTGTTGTTCCGATCTCAAACTACAATACTCTACAAATTCGTTCGCTCATCAAGGATATTTCTAAGCTCTATGATATTAACTTCCAAGAAGTAAACGAAGTAACAAGCAAAATGTTGAATGAAGCAACGCCAGTTTGCAAGCGTCTGCACAATATTACAGCTGGTGTTTATAACCCAACTTGGGAAGAGCTAAAAGAGCATTCACCATCGCTTGTTTCATTCCTTGGAAAATATCCGCACGTCGCAACGCACGTTGAAAACTTGCAAGGACAGATTCGTTCAATTTCAAGACACGCTGGCGGTGTGCTATTTGCCGACAATCTAAATCAAAGAATGCCGCTCATTAACAGTGGTGGTGTAATTCAAACTCCTTGGACCGAAGGACAAACTGTACGTCATTTGGAGCCATTGGGCTTTATTAAGTTTGACGTTCTTGGTTTGGCTTCGTTGCGAATGGTTGAAACTTGTATTGAACATATTTTAAAACGTCATCACGGCATCAAAGAACCAACGTTCAAAGATATTAAGAAATATTACGACGAGCATCTAAGTCCAGAAAAGATTAATCTGAACGATAAGGCTGTTTACGAAAGCGTATTCCAAAATGGTAATTTCTGTGGAACATTCCAGTTCACAAATAATGGTGCTAAGAAATTCTGTATGGATGCCAAACCAGAAAATATTGTAGATATTGCTGCCATCACATCTATTTATCGTCCTGGTCCATTATCTGCAAACGTGCATACAAAATATGTTGAAGCAAAAAAGGATCCAAGCAGCGTTCTTTATATGCACGATCTTGTTCGTGAAGTAACGGAAGAAACATATGGGTTTATTGTCTTCCAAGAGCAATTGAGCTTGCTTGCTCATAAGCTTGGAAAGGATATTTCGCTTGATGAAGGCAATGAATTACGTAAAGTTCTAACTAAAAAAGGAACAGGTAAGGAAGCTGCTGTTAAGGAGAAACTATATGGAAAATTTGTCGAAGGATGCAAAGAAAAAGGAATCGCAGAAGTTGATGCGATCAATCTCTGGAAAACTATGGAATTCTTCTCTGGTTACGGCTTCAACCTTAGCCATGCTGTGTGCTATTCCATTCTATCTTACCAGTGTGCCTATCTTTTTCACTATTACCCTGCTGAATGGCTCGCAGCATTCTTGGATAAGGAACCCGAAGATCGTAAAGAGGCTGCAATCGCGTCTGCTAAATCATTTGGATACACGATAAGAAAGGTGGACATTAATAGTTCTGGGGTCAAGTGGGAAGTTGATGCAAAAGACCCCAAAATTTTGATTCAACCGCTATCCTCAATTAAGGGTCTTGGTGAAACTGCGGTTGAGCAGATTATGAAATATCGTCCATTTAAAAACGCGGAGCATCTGCTGTTCCATCCAGAAGTTACATATAGCAAGCTAAACAAAAAAGCTCTTGATTCGCTAACACGAAGTGAAGCCCTTGATTGTTTGGTCGATAAGCGATTTACTGGCTTAAAGCACTTTTGGTCAGCTTGTGTTGTTGATCGTCCAAAAACACCAAAGAAGCTTGAGGAAAACATTGAAAAATATAAACCAGAAGGTGACTTTACATTAGAGGAAAAGATTGATAATCTAACATCCTTGTCAGGTATGTATCCTGTAAATCTTGTTATGGACCCACAAATTCTTAAAAGATTGGAAGAAAAGTATATTCCAGCAATTGGTGAATACGATCCAGAACTTGGAGAATTAGCTTGGTTTATTCCGCGAAACGTTACAGAGAAGAAAACAAAGAATGGTAAAATTTACTGGATCTTAGAGGTTACAGACACAACAAATAAATTGACAAATATCAAGTGTTGGGGAATTGATCCGAAAAAAGATAAGGTCTGGACAAACCGTCCGTACCTTGGTAAACTACAGCATGATGACTGGGGCTTCTCGACCCGCAGCATCAAGTATAATTTCAAACTATTGGGGTAAAAGTATGAATGCTTATGTTGTGTCCTATTTTGCTGTAAATTTTATGCTTCTGCTACAGATGATAAAGAACTTATATTTTACACCTCACACTAAAGAATACTTAGAAGAAAGAAAAGCAGAAATAAACCTTTTTATTCCTCTAACAATTTTGTTTGGAGCAGTTCTATTTTTAATTGCTTATTTCGATGAAATGACGAACGGAGAATGAATTGAAATTATTTAGTATTCACTACGCGGATGATCTAAAATTAGTAGAAAAAAATCATAAAAAATTTTGTGCTAACAATGGCATAGAGTATAATAAATTCAGAGCTTCTCCAAGCGCTGCACTGAAGTATAGTTTTATACTTCAGGAGTTACAAAGAAATTTCGGGGAAACGCTTATTTTTATAGACTCAAGCTGCTACTTTAATAAATTTAAAACAAAATTTGATTTTAATAAATCAAAAATTTGGTTTCAAAAAGAAAAAAATTATTCATTTGATAATTTTATTGTTATCAAAAGCGATGAAGAAACTATAAAACTATTTTCAAAAATATCTTTTGATATTGACAAAACGACATTTGGAAAATTTTATACTGAACCGATTCACATAGACATACCAGAAAAGTATATAATACCACATTCATATAGAGAAAATGATCAATATTTTTGTTTAAGAATTGGCATGTGCAACGATTATAGCCAAATAGAGGAAAGTTTAGTGCTATCTACAGATAGTGTCCTTACAGAAGAAAAAGGTCTTTTTTTTGCTGAAGCCTGTTGTGCTGCCAAAGAGATAAAACAAGAAAATTTAGATTCTAAATTAGATTTTGAAATTATTAATCCAAATAAAACTAAAGCATTGGTAATGCTATATACCGACGAAATTAAAGAATATGGTGCTACTTCTGAAGAATCTATCAAATCATTTTGTCAAAAAAATGACCATACGCTGTATGTCTATAGAAAAGTGCCAGAATTGCTAAAAAGAATGTCTGGGTCTTGGACGAAGCCGTTTGTGTTATTGAAACACATGAAAGATCATGAGTTTATTGGATGGATTGACGGTGATATTTTAATTGGAGAAGATTTTAAGAATATTTTTGAAGATGATGTGGCGATATTCAGAGATCCCTCTGGCTGGTTGTTTAACTCTGGTTTTATGATGTTCAAAAACACCCAGAAAAATTATGATCTCTTAATGAAGATCGTACATGAGATAGGCAAATTGGAAAACTTAAATGGTGTTTATAACTATGGAGGAGATCAAAAACTTTTTATAGAATTCTTAAAAAAAGATTACCCATATATGTTACCATTGAGTAGTAGATTTGCTAATACGCATCCTGTTTCACCAGAACAAATTAATCCAAGAGCAAGCAAAGATAAAATGATACACTTTATGGGATTTAAAAAAATACTAAGAAGCGAGTTGATTAAAGGCTATAATGCTTTAATGAGGAAACAAAAATGAATTGGAAATTAGTTCACGAAGATGTTGCCATCAATACCGATAGTAGTGTAGTATCAAGAACACACATGATACTTGAAAAAGATGGCGTCCAAATCCATCTTGGAGTGCTCGACAAGCAAGAAGAACACGCCCTTGGTGCCAAAAGAGTGCTGGTAGACACAGCTAATATGCTTAGGCGTTTAGCACATGAAATGGAAAACAAAGCTGACAAGCTTTATTAGGAGAAAATATGACAACGATTATGTTCCCAGAAACAGTAAAATTACAATGGAAGCCCCTGACAGAAACAGCTAAAGCCCCGCAGAAAGCGCATGCAGAAGATGCTGCTTGGGATCTTTTTGCTGATTGCCCAGATAAAGGAATTGACATCAACCCAGGACAAACAAAAATCGTACCAACTGGTTTAGCCATTATGCCACCAAAAGGATGGGCATGTGATATTCGTGGTCGTAGCGGAATGAATAGTAAGGGAAAGTTTGTTATCCTTGGTCTTGTAGATTCTTTTTATACTGGTCCTTGGGGTGTTGTTGTGCATAACGGCACAAACGATATTATTACAATAAATCATCATGACAAATTAGCACAGTTTACTGTGCAAAGGGTATATGAAAGCTCATTAGTAAGAGTTGAAGAATTCAACGATCAGGGAACACGTGGAAGCGGTGGATTTGGATCAAGCGGTGTAAAATGAATAGAAAAGAGCGTAGAGCGGCAGAAAAAATGATGGGTAAAGAAACGGCACAAAAAGCGAGCCTAATGCTTTCCATCCCAGAGAAGTGCTTGACTTGTGACTCAAGATTTGATAAAAAGAGTAGAGAGCACGCGATGACTTGGTATGTTGAAGTCTTTGAATCGCAAAAAAGAGTCGATTTATATTGTCCTGCGTGTCAAGAAAAGAGGAAAAAATGAAAGAAGCTCTAACTTACGATGACGTACTACTCGTTCCAAAATTCTCCGATATTGAGAGTAGAGCAAATATTAGCTTGGAAAGTGAACTTGATGTATCTTTAAAGTTTAATACCCCAATCATTGCCAGCCCAATGGATACAGTAAGCGGTGAAAATATGGCAATTAAACTGTCGCAATTAGGTGGCGTAGCAGTAATTCATAGATACAATACAATTGAACAACAATGTGAAATTGTTAGGAGCGTTAAAAGAGTTGGTGAGCGCGTTGGCGCTGCTGTTGGAACAACTGGCGATTTCTTAGAAAGAGTGACAAGACTAAAGAACGCTGGGGTTGACTTCATCTGTATTGATGTTGCTCATGGACATCACAAAATGGTTTATGACGCAATTACTAAAATTCGCGCTGCTTTCCCATTTTTACATATTATGGCAGGGAATGTTGCCACCGCCGAGGCATTTGAAGCTTTGCAATCATGGGGTGCAGATTCAATCCGTGTAGGAATCGGTGGAGGCTCTATTTGCTCTACTCGCATTCAAACAGGGCATGGCGTTCCAAACGTTAGCGCGATTATGGAATGCGCTGAAGTCGCCACTTCAGCTAAACTTATTGCTGATGGCGGTATCAAAAATGCTGGCGATATCGTTAAAGCTTTAGCCGCTGGAGCAGACTTTGTAATGTTAGGTTCTATTCTTGCTGGAACAGATGAATCTCCTGGCGAAGTTATTGAATCTGTTTTGCATGGCACTAAGATGAAGTCTTATCGCGGCATGGCAAGCCGTGAAGCGCAAGAGGAATGGCGCGGCAAGTCTTCAGCACCAGAAGGAATTTCTACTATGGTTCCGTATAAAGGACCAGTAGAATTTATTTTTAATGATCTGGTGGGAAATATTAAAAGCGGGCTATCATATACTGGTGCTGTGACTATTAGTGGTTTACAGAGTAGATCTGAATTTATTCGCCAAACCTCCGCTGGTCAGCATGAAAGCTCAACACACATTCTTTCAAAAACTCCATTTGGACACAGATAATGGATACTGGATGGAAAAGATATACTTTCTATATTAATTCCACCGCTCATGCGGATATGCGTATTAAACTTCGCCATGATGAAGTCCCACAACAAACATTCTTTAAAATGCTCATAAAAGCATACATCGAGGATAATACGCATATGCGAGAGTTAATAAAAGAATTAAATGCAGAAAAGCTCGGAAAGCGCTCTTTGAAAAAAATGAAAAAAGATGAAAAACTTGCCACAGAACAAGAAGAGTGGTTCGGTTTAAGTGAAGAAGAAATAACAGATATTTATGACCAAATAGAAATGGATGATAATAATGAGTGAATATAAGTTTACAACATGTGTTGAAGCGTGCAAAACATTAGAAGAATCATGTCCAAATAGCGATTGTCGCAGCTGGATTAATTACGAAGAAGACCTAAATTGTACACATATTGCAGTTCAAAAGCATGGTAGTATGACCTTGCGAGAAGTATCAAAAAGGATCGGGTGCAGTTTTGTACGAGTAAAACAGATAGAAGAAGATGTTTTAGAAAAAATTAAAGATCAAATGAACGATTCCAACTATTTATAATGTTATAAAAAGTCTTTTTAATTTACGAGTTACTATTTATTTTAAATTTTAACAATCTTTTAGGAGATAACAAATGAGCAATAAGAAAAGTTTACTAACTGAATCAGAAATCCGTCGTTTTATGAAACTTGCCAACATCCCAGCAATCGGCAAGGAACTTGTTAAAGAAGAAAGCGAAGCTATCAACCGTATTCAAGGCGACACCGAAGCAACAAGCGCCGTACTTCCAAGAAGCGAAGGCTATACGGCAGGAATGGAAGAAGAAGACCAAATGCCAGAATTAGATGATGCTGGCGGCGAAGAAGAAACAATGAAATTAGGCGACGAAGCAGCGGAAGGAGCTGGCGAAGAAGTAAGCGATGAGTTAGCTATGAAAGTCGCAAAAGCTGTATTAAGCGCTTTGGGCAAGGAAAGCGAATTTTCAGTAGAAGAAGAACCAGAAGCAGCAGCACCAGAACAAGAGCCAAGTGAAGAAGAAGGCGAAGAAGGTGAAGAAGCTTCTGAAGAAGGTGAAGAAGAAGGTGAAGAAGAAGGTGAAGAAGAATTAGATGAAGCAGAGGAAGTAGAAGAAAGCGAAAAACTTGAAGAGTCAAAGTTGATAGAGACTATTCTTGCTCGCGTTACTGCTCGCTTAATTGCAGAAGCCAAGAAGAGCAAAATGTCAGCAGCAGAAAAGAAAAAGAAGGCAGAAGAAGCCAAGAAGAAAAAAGAAATGATGAAGAAAAAGGCAGCTGCTGCAAAAAATAAATTAGAAGAAGCTAACGCACCAGCCCCAAAATCAACAATGCCAAACGCATCAGCAGCTGGCGTTGCAAAAGGACATGGTCCCGGTTCAAAAGCTTTTGGAACCGATGAAAAGAAGAGCATGAAATGGAAACAAGGCAAGGGCGAAAAAGGTCACGAACTACAAACAGTCTCAGCATCAGCTGAACATATCGTTTCACACGGTAAGAAAAACTTAGCTGTTCAAGGCGGAAATAAAAAAGGTTAATTAAGATTACCATATAAATATAAGGCACCGACATATCTCTAATGGTGTGTCGGTGTT